CACGGAAGCCGATTGGATCGACTGGTGGCAACGAAAAGAAATACAAGATCATTGTGCTAAAATATTTGCACCCGTGGGCGAAGCCGCAAGGAAACACGATGTTAAAATTTCATTCCATCCAGGACAGTTCTGTGTGCTGGCCAGCACCACTCCTGACATAGTTGAGAGGAGCATATTGGAATTTGAATATCACGTGGACATGGCACGTTGGATGGGTTATGGGAAGACATGGCACGACGGTTGTAAGATAAACGTGCATATATCCGGCAGGGAAGGTCCAGAAGGCATCATAAAAGTATTGCCCAGACTATCACCGGAAGCAAGGAATTTGATCACCATAGAGAATGACGAGATGGGTCATGGACTGGAAAAGAGCCTGGAACTGGAAAAACACATTGCACTTGTCATGGACATACATCATCATTGGATCAGGGACGAAGAATACATAGAACCCACTGACGACAGGGTCAAAAGGGTGATAGACTCATGGCGTGGTGTGAGACCCACTATGCACTACTCGTATTCCAGAGACGAGGCTCTGGCTCCTGCTGAGTTGGGGGAAAAAACACATACCGAGATGCATGACATCCGGATGTTGTTGGAACGTGGTTGCAAGAAACAGAAACTGCGGGCACACTCGGACCTATTACCAAATCGTAAGGTAAATGATTGGGCATTGTCATTTTCAGAAAACTTTGACATACAGACCGAGGCCAAGGGCAAGAACATGGCCGCTGAACAATTATATAACCAATCAATGGGTATTGAACAATAACATATATTATTGTACAATAATATTGTTATGAAGAAAAATAAAGGACACTACCTAGGACGTTTCCGATATCATATCTCCATCAATGACAACGGTGTTCCGGGAGAATGCATGAATTGGTGTGAAAAAAATTGCAAGGGCAAATGGGGATGGTTCTTTGAACCCATCAATGTCAAGAATGATGAACACTTTGGCAAAACATTCCATGAATGGAATTACGAAGATCAGGAAGCATTCATGTCTTTCACACACAAAAGAGATGCCGTGCGTTTTTGGTTTGAAAATATCAAAGTCATGTCCGAACAAAAAGGATAATTACTAGCATGGAACCATTTATTTTAACAGATACCGCGAAGGCACAGATGCAAAAGTTGTTGGACAAAAACCCAGACAAGTATGCTGTGCGACTGAGTGTGATGGGTGGTGGTTGTGCAGGATTCAAGTACGAATGGGGATTTTTCGACACGGCCGAGGATGTCGATCCCGAAGACCATATCATAACTTGGGAGAACGGAAAGTTCGGTGTTGATTCAACCAGTATGATGTATGTGATAGGCACGACCATTGATTGGAAAGAAGAAGTGTTTGGTTCTCAGTTTGAGATCAGCAATCCCAATGCATCAGCCGGTTGTGGTTGTGGGGAATCATTTGGATTCTAATGGACACAGCATACGTCATAGGCAATGGCGAGAGTAGATTAATATATCCCATCAACAACATAAAAGGCAAAGGATTCATATATGGTTGCAATGCCATCTATAGGGATCATGCTGATCTGTGTGATAGAATAGTGGCGGTCAATGGACCCATGTATGACGAACTTGTGGAAGCAAAGAAACAGGGTAAGATATCTTCCAGAACAGAATTGATCGGCATAGATGACATATCAAAATGGGATTATGTCATTGACGACGAACCCATGGACATTGTACCAAACAAATTAAAAATATACAGATCGTGGACCAACATCGACAAAGACACAGGCAAAGTCAAACACAAGGATTTCTGTGATCACAGGGGCAGTGGATGTTCAGCGGTCCTACACGCGGCGGAGAGAGGATTTCGACATGTCGTCATGATAGGATTTGACATATTGGGTGCTAGACAATGGGAGTTATCTGACAACGAATTGAGCAACATACAAAACAACGTTTATAAAAACAGTCCAAATTACGATCACAGAAAAAGCATGAAGACATATCTCAAATACGAATGGCTATTTCATCTCACACAGATATTTAGGAAATTTCCCAACACCAATTTCTATTACATCAACAGAAAAGAGTACATAGAATCAAACAATCTTCTCAAAGACTATTTTGCCCATGCTCCCGGCAACATAAAGTTTGGAATTTATGCGGACTTGCAAAGGATCGTGGATGGTCATCTTGATGCTGTTGTCTGGAAAAATTAACACTATTTGATTGGTATGTCACCTATCGAGTGCGTTGAACTGGCATCTGTTCTATAGATCTTACGCATTTTGACACCTATTGATTGAGCATATTTCTTTGCATCACAAAAGGAACACACGTGTTTGTAATCGTTTGTGGCCCTGATCGGGTCAACTTTTGCCCGGGGTCTCAGAAAAGTGACTCCACAACAATCGCATTTAAAAACGTACACAGTGTTCTTTCTTTTGAATGTGTGGTATATGCCAAGTTTGCTTTGGCGTTCGTACAAACGTATTGTTTTCAGTGTTTCTAGGAACATAATGGTTCATAGATATTTAATAAATACATACAAAAATAATATGGCCAGATTAACGATAGACACAGGAACACAAGGAAATCCAGCAACAGGTGATTCACTGCGAACTGCTTTCACCAAAGTGAACAGCAATTTTGAGGAACTGTTTGCTAGATCTGTAGCAAAAACACCAGCGGCTGTTGGTGTTGAGGGAGATGTTGCAGGGCAACTTGCATATGATTCCACAAACCTTTATGTGTGTACTGCCAACTATGATGGATCAACGGTCATATGGAAAAAATTAGTATTACAATCGATATAAAATGACAAGAGAAATTATCAACATAGGAACTAACGCAAACGACGGCACAGGTGATGATTTACGTCTTGCGATGCAGAAAGTCAACAGTAACTTCCAAGAGTTGTATGCATCTAATGAACTAGAAGAAGACACATCACCCAAACTGGCCGGCAACTTAGACGTACAGAATTACACAATAACAACCAACATAACCAATGGTGATATAACACTTTCTCCTAATGGTACAGGCAGTGTAAATTTAGGTGATATTAGAATAAGAGACAATCACATAGAAGGCACAAGATCAAACGAGGACCTGATAATTAACCCGTCAGGAACAGGCAGTTTAAGAATTGAAGGTGCGTTGACGGTCAATGGTGCTGTCACATCGGTTGGAAATTTCACAGCATCCAATCTGATCACAAACACAATTTCATCAGATGATTCTGGTACTATTCACATAAACGACGGCTTGGAAATTTCTGGAACATTAAACGCAAACACTATAGATACAAATTTCATCTCATCCAGTGATTCCACACACATCCAGTTCGGCAACGGTATCAATATCGCGGGCAGGGTGAGTGCAGACACGTTAGATGTTAACACCATTTATTCGGGAGATTCCACTTCGGTAGTGATAGACGATGGATTGATAGTGAATGGCACAACCAGAATATCAGGATTTACTTTTCCAGGTTCAGATGGTAGTGCAGGACAAGTTATTCAAACAGACGGAGCAGGCAATTTATCATTTGTGTCGTTGGGTGCAGGTGGCGGATCCGTCACTTTCAGAGACGACACTTCTACGGCGATATCGGTGACCACGAATACGTTTACATTTAGTGGAGCTCAAGGTATCACAGCGACAGTTGATAACGATGTTTCTAATCCATCTTTGACAATCACAGGACCTGATTTGACCAATTATCTAAACAGCACAGATGTCACAGTTTCTGGCAATACGATTTCAACGACCCAATCAAATTCAAATTTAGAACTGTCGGCCAACGGCACGGGCACTGTGAACGTCAATTCAAAATTAACAGTCACTGACATAGAGACAGCCGATTCATCTGCCGTGAACGTTAACGCTCCATTGAGAGTAGACACACTGGGCGATGAACAAAATGTTATGTATGTTGGCAGTGACAAAAACATCGCATCATCAAACTTATTGAAAGTTGATGTGGCAAACAACAGGATAGGTATAGGACATTTAAATTCTTCTCCTGAGGTGAGATTGGACATAGTAGGTTCCGGAGCATCTAACACTGCTCAAATAAGGATGACACAGGCATTCTCTGACACTGACGGTCCGAATATTGGTTTGAGGAAGACCAGAGGAACATATAACAGTCCTGAAATAGTACAATCCGGAGATGACCTAGGTAAACTTCATTCGTTGGGATATGTTACAGACCCGGATGGAAGTACCACAACATATCTTGAAACTGGTCAACTATACTGGACGGCAACATCGTCGACTGGTGACAGTCGATTTAGGATTGATACTGGATCAGCAGGTTCACTAGTCAACAGATTTGAAATCGCAGACACCGGTGCTATTACATTCAACCAGGCATACACATTCCCATCCACTGATGGTACAGGCAATCAAGTGCTAGTGACAGACGGATCAGGCACATTGGCCTTTGCTGATATCAGCAGTGTGTTTACACCTTCAATAAAATTTGGAGATACTACATCATCAACCATAGAAATCACCAACGGAAATGTATTAAACTTGAAAGGCGCGGGTGGTATTACTGCCACGGTAGCGGGTGACACATTGACCATTGACGGTTCTGGCATAAGTTCAACTGCCGACATTGGCGATTTAAAAGTTGATGGCACAACTATCACTCCAGCGGCATCGAACGGCAACATACAATTAAATTCAAACGGTACTGGACAATTAAATTTCTTATCCGGCGGTGACATAACTTTAAATCCTGTAAACGGTGCGTTCAAACTTTTTGAATGGTGGTCAACAGCATACACAGATGCCAACACACAATCAAGATATAACTATGGATTATCATCTTTTGATGCGTTGATATTTGATCTTTCAACCAACACACAAAGAATGAACACCAACAGCATTGGAGCCAGAGTTACCCTATCAGGAACTGACCCAGGAAACGTATCGGAAATTCAATGGAAAGGTTTACGATCAGAACTTATCACAGACACTGCTGGATCATCTGTATCTAGTACCACTTCGGGACTAATGACAGGTGGAGGTGGTGCCCTACAGGCGGCACAACTTTTCAGGAATTCCACAGCGGGTGCTTCGACACTGACGGAATCAACATCTGCCAGTGCTATCACGAGATTCCTACATACATCTGCACAAGGCAGTATCACAATCACAGATTACAGTGACATGGTGACCAATCTTGATGCTGGTATCGAGGATGGTACCACAACTATAACCAATCACTACGGTTTCATCACAGCAGGAAGTAAGAAAACTAATGCCAGTGCCACTGCCACGATCACAAATGAATACTCTTTTTACGCAAAAGATCAAACCATAGCAACAAATCCATATGGTGTGTACATTGAAAATACCAATTGGAAAAACTACCTAGGTGGTGTACAATTACATTCAGGTGAAGTTAAAACAATCGATTCAAATTTAGATCTAACTCTTTCTGCCAACGGCACAGGAAAAATTAAATTAAATGATTCTGTTGAGATCAACAGTGCATACACACTGCCAACAGCAGATGGTACAGCAGGACAATTTATAAAAACCGACGGCTCTGGCAACTTATCATTTGCCACAGTAATTTCAGAGATGACATTCGTTGGCGATGACTCAACAGGAACCACAGTCAACACAGGAGAAACATTTAAATTTGCTGGTGGCACAAACATTACAACAGCAGTATCAGGTGATACTCTAACTATCACAGGTCCTGATTTGACATCATATGCTACTAAGGCTTATGTGGATGCTCGAGATATTGGCGACCTATCAGTAACAGGATCAACTATTTCATCTCCTTCGAATGCGAATTTAACATTGACCAGTTCGGGTGGTTCTGTTGTTATTGAAGGAATCACTGTGGAAGGTTCAACAATATCTTCAACAGATTCATCACAAATATTGATCAACGACGGTGTGAGAATAACAGGAGAGTTGACAGCACCTAGTCTGGTAACAAACACAATCACAAGTTCAGATTCAACTGAAGTGGTAATAAATGATGGCGTGAGAGTGACTGGCACACTGACTGCTGGCACTATCGTGGCATCAACTATCTCACCACCAGATTCAATTTCAGGCAGTTACACGATAACGTCACCAACAACAATAACATTGAGTCCAACAGAAGAAACATTAAACACTGCACCTATGACATTGTACAGCAGAACAGTATCACAGTTATCATCTTTAACTGCGACAACAGGTGCCATGGTATTCTGTACAGATGAGTCGGGCGGATCAGTTCCGGCTTTCTTTGATGGAACCAATTGGAGAAGGGTCACCGATAGAGCAGTGGTGTCGTAATAAACCATGGCTGAATATATCGTTACAGTAAACAAAGGAGTTGATTGGCAACAGTTGCACACTGAATTGACCACAGACACCAGCGGTTCTCCCATCGCAAATATTCCAGATCGAGCAGTCACAGTGGTCAAACTAAGACCAACCAACAATAGAATAACACACTACGATTTAACTGACCCAGAAGCAGACTCATTAAAAAATGACAGCAGAGTGATGTCTGTGGAAAAAGCAGGATTGGGATTCATTACATCAGATAAAATACAGGATGGAAATTTCAGTAAAACTTCCAATGCCGCAGGAGAACAACAGAATTGGGGTTTGTTGAGACACACTTCTGCTACCAACATTTATTCCACATCACTCAATGATCCCGGAGGAACTTATAACTATGTTCTTGACGGTACGGGAGTTGATGTTGTGATAATGGATTCAGGCATACAAGCAGATCATCCAGAATTCCAAGATGCGAACGGAGTTTCCAGAGTAAAACAGATCGACTGGTTTGCTGAATCTGGCGTGTCAGGAACAATGCCTGCTAATCATTATACAGATATTGACGGTCACGGAACACACGTGGCATCTATAATGGCAGGTAAAACATTTGGTTGGGCTAAAAATGCCGACATCTATGTACAAACTATACTTGACAATGATACAAATGAATTATCTATTGCTGATGCGTTTGATACACTGTTGGGTTGGCATAACGCAAAAACAAACGGAAGACCCACAGTGGTCAACATGAGTTGGGGGTATGCATTATACTTGAACACCAACGTGTCTCCGAACACCATTGTTGATAATAATCTTCAAGTATATGCCACATTAACTGGTGGTTCATACAGAGGAGACTCTCCTTATAATAATGCTCCTCACACATTGACTGAACGAGCAGATTTAGTTTCAAAAGGAGTCACTGGAAGAAATGCCGGTAGCGGTTATTATCAAATACCTATTGTGATGAACAGTGTGGACACATCAGTTGAACAATTAACCGACGCAGGAATAATTGTGTGCATCGCGGCAGGCAACAATTCAATGAAACAGGATGTGGAAAACGGCGATGACTACAACAATTATGTTTCATATTCAGGACTGTATACCGGAAACGGTTATTATCATAGAGGTTCATCACCTCGACTGGGATCCAATCCTGGATTCAATGTTGGTGCAATAGGTAATCAATCTCCTTCCACAACACAGGACGAAAAAGCCGGTTACAGTGATGGTGGTGCCGCAGTCAATATCTATGCCGCAGGAACAAACATAATAGGTGCTTGTAGCAATACAGCACCAAATTTCACAGGTTCTAGAAGAGTGTATTATTTGAACAACAGTTTCTGGCAAATGAATATCGATGGAACCAGCATGGCTTCTCCACAAATTGCGGGAATGGTCGCTTTGCTGATGCAGAGTCATCCTGACTGGACACCTACCCAGGTTGTCAATTGGTTCCAAAACAATGCCACAAACAAGATTTACACAACAGGCAATTCCGACGATTACACAGTGACCAACTCTTTATGGGGCAGTGAACAGCGATTGGCCTATTTCAAACTGTCGGGTTCAAAACCGTTCCAATATATTGCCAGTTAAGTCACATTAGGTTTATAAAAATACAGATAAATAATTGCGATGGCAAAACAAACGATCAACATAGGAACAACAGCAAATGACGGAACAGGTGATCCGTTAAGAACTGCCTTTACGAAAATCAACGAAAATTTCACAGAACTGTATGGTGCTGACAACGAAGCCAACACACTGCAAACTGAAACAACACCAAAATTGGGTGGTGATTTAGATCTTAATGGACAAAAAATAGTCACAACAAGATCAAATGAGAGTATCATACTGGATCCTGCAGGATCAGGTATTATTGATCTTAATTCCAACACCGAGGTCACAGGCAGTTTCACTGTGTCGGGTGCGGCAACATTATCAGGATTGACCACATTATCATCATTGAAATTTTCAACAGGATCCACTGTCACAACAATACTGGATGAAGACACATTGTCATCCAATTCAGACAGTGCTCTTGCCACACAACAGTCTATCAAAGCATACATAGATGCACAAAATTTATCACAGGCCATAACATTCGTTGGTGACGATTCCACAGGCACAGCAGTCAATTCAGGAGAGACTTTCCAGATAGCAGGTAGCACAGGATTGACATCAGCAGTTTCTGGTGACACAATGACGTTGGCAATAGATTCCACAGTGGCAACACTGACAGGGTCTCAAACACTCACAAACAAAGTATTAACAGCACCAACTATCAATGGTGCCACAATGACAGGCAATGTCACTGTTGATAACTTGATATTCAATGACAATATCATATCAACCAGTTCCAATGCTGATCTAAATTTAACACCGGGTGGAACAGGTATAATCAAACCCAATGCTGAGATACAGGGTGGATCACAAACCATATCAGGCACAGCATTTGACATCAATGGCGGTAACATAGACAACACACCAATCGGTGTTGCTGTGAGAAATGCAGGTAACTGCACAACAGTGAATGCAAACACTTCGATCACAGCAGATGGAATAATTTTAAAAGACAACGTGATAACAACAGCAGATTCAAATGCGGATCTAAGATTGTCTGCCGCTGGCACAGGCAGTGTTCACTTCGATGCTCCAGTGGTGTTCAATGATCCATCAGGATTGACTGTTGGAAACATCAACACAGCAGGTAACACGATCACGGCAACCAATTCAAATGGTGGTATCACACTCACACCAAACGGCACAGGATTCGTGACCACACAAGGCACACACCAAGCAGATGTATTTTCAGCCAACAAACTAGAACTGAATGAAATAGAAATTTCAGGAAATAGAATAGAAACAGTTAATTCAAATGCGGATTTACAATTAGGCACAGCAGGTACAGGTGTTATCGATTTTGAAACTTCTACACAGACCACAACAGGTGCGGCGGGTGGTGCTAATGCCCTTCCGGCAACTCCGTCGGGCTATTTAAACGTTAAAATTAACGGCACTGAATTCGTAATTCCTTATTACGCAAAATCTTAATAACTGATTTTCCATAAATACCTATAGGAGTAAGTTAAACACATGGCCAATGTCACATGGACAACGCCAGCAGGATCGCTAGGCATTATAAACGAGCGTGATTTGTATTCCAGTCAACTGGAAGCGAATTCGGCCGATTCTGCCAGTTTGACCTATTCTAAGATCGCAGGAACCCTACCTCCCGGTATACAACTTACTTCAACTGGTTTACTGCAAGGAGTACCATTTGAAGTTGCGACCAGAAGTGAATACACTTTTGTGATTCGTGCTTCAGATGGTACCAACGTTGCTGACAGAACATTTGGTCTGCAGATACAGGGTGCCGATCTTCCAGTTTTTACGACAGCATCTGGACAATTGGATCTTTCAGATTCCACTAGGGTTGGCAACAAATGGGTGCTGGACGGTTCTTATGTTGAGTTTCAACTAAATGCCACAGACACGGATACAGCCGCTGGGCAAAAACTCGTATATGATGTGATCGATGGATCACTGCCACCCGGAGTCACGATGAGTGCGTCTGGATTAATTTCGGGTGTTGTGAGACTCACAGACAATGAAAAATATGGACCAGTTGGCGGGTTTGACAATCCACCACCGGGCGATGGTGTCCCATACGATCCCACAACTTTTTCCGTTTCCAAGTCAATGAACTACGAGTTCACGGTCAGGGTATCAGATGGAACCAGTTATGCATCTCAGGTGAACAGCATATTTGTATACACGGCAGACTATTTTAGAGTAGATAACAACACCATTAATGTGTCTTCTACCACAATAAACGGTTTTCCTTTGGTGATGAGTTTGAGTGCCAACAGGAGACCTGTGTTCAAAACACAGAGCAACTTGGGTACCTACAGACACGATAACCAATGTGTGATAAGAATCGACGTGGAAGATTTTGATCCTCTACAAGCAGATTTGACCTATAGCATATCCTCTGGAACATTGCCTTCGGGATTGAACATCGATCCAGAATCAGGTGAAATATACGGATTGCTACCAGTACAATCAGCGGTGGTATCGGAATACAAATTCACTATCAGAGCATCCAGATCGCCTTTCAATGACGGCCTAGGAAACAGTGTAACGGTGTATGGTGAAAAAGAATTCGTCCTGACAATCATTGGTGACATAGATATTGGAATAGTTTTTTCTACCCCGACCAACGTTGGTTCACTTGTTGCGGGACTTCCGAGTTTATTGAATATACAGGCAGTGACAGATCAACCAAACAGGGTATTAAATTATAAATTGGCCGGGGGATCGTTGCCCAACGGAATATCCCTAACTTCTCAAGGTAACATAATTGGTAAATTTGATGTCAACGACTTTACAGTGCTGGATGGTCATGCTATTACTTTCGATTCTGACAACACAACATTTGACCGACAGTATACCTTTACTGCAACTGCAAGTGATCAATATCAATCCGCGGCGACCACAAAAGAATTCACGATCAATGTATCTCTGCCTTATAGCAAACAATATGGAAATTTATATGTTAGAGGTCTTTTAGACAACAGAAATAACGGCCAATCCGATGTAGACCTGTTTGTGCGAATGGCACAAGATCCCAACATCAATAACAATGACAATATTTTCAGGCTCGATGATCCGGCATTTGGATTGAGAAAAAATATAGAGATGTTGATGGTTGCTGGATTGGAAGACAAAACACTGTCAACCCTACAGACAGCGATGGAATTAAATCACGAACCAAAAACTTTGTATTTCGGTGATTTAAAAACTGCCGTGGCAAAAGAAAATAATTCAGTCAAGTACGAAGTGATATATCTTGAAGTGATTGACAATTTGATCAACAACAATGGAAAATCAGTTTCCTCGTCGATGGATCTACGATCCGACATAGCAAAACCCATGATTGGTCCTAGAGCAGATTTAGATACTTTTCATACCGACAGAGAAACTTACACTGTTACAACCGATGGTGGTTTGAGTTTTAGTATTTCAGGAAGTAAAATAAGATATGCGAACGAACTAACGGCAGATATTGGCTACTTTGAAAAATTATATCCCAATGCCACAGATCATATGAGAAGCAATATGAAAAATCTAGGACAAAGAGAATATGTACATTTACCATTATGGATGAGAACCACTCAAGATGGTTCTGGAGTTCCGTTGGGATATACCAGAGCTGTCGTTCTTGCTTATTGTAAACCTGGAAAATCAGCATTGGTCAAAAAAAGATTGCTGGATAAGAACATCGATTTCAAAAAAATATTCTTTAAAACTGATCGATATATTGTGGACTCTTCGACTGTTGATTACAGTGTCATCACACCAGACGGAAGCACAAAAAATTTCGAATTAAATGAAATAGTAAATGAGGAAGAAATAAAAATCAGATCAAATTCAACAGTGTTAAATTATGGTAATCAAGTCACCGCAGATGATTACGTTTCTTTAAAGTACTTGAGTGCTGACACACAACTGCGATCTGCAGATTTTGAGCCGGATTTTTCATTATTACACGACGGAACAAACAAAAAAACCACAATTAAATTTACCAATCCTCCTTCTCCCGCTACTAAAATAAGAGTCGAGAGAAACGGAGATAAATATCTAGCATTTAAAAGAAAAATAAAGGAATAACATGACAAGTGCAATAGTACCAGGTAACATAGACGGCGCATTTCCAGTAGCAGGTCAGGACAACTCATCACAGGGTTTCCGAGACAATTTCACTGCTATCGTTAATAATTTTACAACTGCCTCTTCAGAAATTACATCATTACAAAACAATAAAGCATCAACCAATGCCGCAACTGATTTCAATGGCAACACAGTAAGCAATGTGAACTTACAGAATACTAAATTCACTGTGGTCAATCATGGACAGATAACATCTGGTGCCACTGTTACCCTTAACTATCCGAGCGGTCATTATCAACAAATCACAGGCACACTTGGTGATGTGACTTTGGCATTTACTAATATGCCAGGCACTGGTGCTGGAAGAATGATTTTAGACATGACTTACACAGCAAACTCACATTTGTTGTATCTAACATCCTCGATGTTGGTTGCTGACAATGTCACAGGTTTCAATGCTTCGACTAATGCAATCACAGTTACCACAGCAGGAAGATATCTTTATGAGTTTATATCAATAGATAATTCCAATGCGATACTGATGCATCAACTTGGTAAATTATATACCACAACACCTTAATTAAATTAGAAAGGAGTTAAATGTATTTTCATCCTTTGCAAGAAGAAGTTGGTAATTTATCTGAAGAAGAAATTTCAAAAAGAATTCAAGAGCTCACTAAAAAATCTGTGAGTGCCAGACGATTCAGTCGTAATCCTGATCTATTAAATCAAATCAATTTTGCTTTGGAAAGTTATAGGACCGAATTGAGAAATAGAAGAATAAAAAATCTTCAAGACAATTTTAAAAAATCCAGAAACGAACCAGATCTAGGAGAACTGATCAACATCGAATAGTAAGTAGTGTTGATGAGAAAAAAATCTTTTAGTTGGTCGACAACTTTCAAATCGATACTTATTGTTGACAATGAATTATTCCATAACACCTATGATGTCAAATTGTCCATAGAACCCATTACCAAAGACCTTGCAGAACAGAGCAGTTATTTTGAAAGACTGAAATATTTGTACACATATATTTTTGCCAATACTGTGGTCACCTACAGGGAAGAAAACCTATACAGAATATTGGAAACCACCACATCAAATAGATTTATTGAATTACCAAGACCTCCCTATGATCAAGTGATGAGTGCTGTGTGTTTTAAAAAATCCAACGCAATATTAGATGGTAAAATTATCGTCAAGAGTGTTGAATTATCCAGTTATCAAGGAGATGGTATCAGTTATACTGTTGAGGAGGATTCACCAGAATTGGAACTTTTAAATGTTGACAATTGGTTTTCAAACAAGTATAATAAGTTTAATCCATGGTGGTTGAGAGGAGATACTGCAACATATGACAAAGAACTTGGTAAGGGAATATACACAGGTCATTTCCAATGGGACATCGACACAGTCACCGAAAAGAAACATGAAGATAACACAGACCATGCCAAAATTTTTAAGTTTAATCCTAGGATCATAGATGGCGGAAAGAATAAAAATAAATGAGTATGGTGATTGTATCTACAGCGAAGAAGAGATCATCGAACAACTCTACAGCAATCCCCAATTAAATTTTGATAATCTTTTCATAGAAACAGCCAAGCAATACAACGAATCCCTACAAAAAGTCGGAATCAATTTACCATTTTTAAGCGAAGGACCTTCGCATTCAGAGACAGCCACAGAGTTTGATCAAAGAATGCAGAAAAATTGGTTCATGCCTCAAGAATATCATGACATAGATACGTTGGAATACTTGTTGAACAAATGTCAAAACGAGGAAGAAAAAAACAGAGTGAGGATGGAACACGAATTGTTTGAAAAGAAAAACTTCATAAAAGTCCTACAATTTTTGATATACTTTATAGATACCCTGAGAAAAAATAACATAGTGTGGGGAGTGGGCAGGGGGTCCAGTGTGGCCAGTTTCTGTTTGTTCCTGATAGGAGTACACAAGATCAATCCCCTGCTGTACAATTTGGATCACCGTGAATTCCTGCGATGATAAGTAGTTTAGTATGACACAGATGTCTTGGGAAAAAATTAAAAATCAAGACGGTGGTAGGTACACTGTCAAACATCATACATTACCAAAAAATGTAAGTTTGTTTCAAACTACTCCTGAAGGTCTTCCATTACAAGAAAAAATGGACACCTATAAAAATAGAAAAGTAGTAGAGCACACGTATACTAGAAATGTTATTAATGATAATACTATAGAAATTATTGTTGAGGCTTTTTGGAAGAATAAAGATGATTATAATGAATTTGAACAGTGGTATAAATCTAACTTTAGAGATATAGTTGATGAATATAATAAAAAAAATAATATTATACATCAATATAAAGTAGAGATAATTAAATAGGAGATAACATATGGCAAGACAAATACAAAAAAGAATGTATAGAACCATGCAAGGTCGTTTGGTCGACATCGAAAAATTGAGAATGTCAAACGAATCAGTTCAGGCAGTTGGTAATATGAATGTCAATGCTCGTGGGGATATAATAGGAGCAGGTGGTAAAATAGTTACTACAAAAGAACAGATAATGAAACAATATTATGAAACTCCCAAGGGAAGAGCCAGCGAAGAAACAACAGCATCTGTGCAAAACGATAAATCATTAAAAAAATTACAAACACAAAATATTGTTATCGAGCAGGCACCGGAAGCAGTTGAAACTCCAGCACCTAAAACAAAAACTATCAGCACATTCAAACCAAAAGTCAAACAAGAAGAGAAAAAGATAGAAACTGATAGCCAAGAAAAAACAGGTATAGACGCGGCACTTGACGGAATAGAATAATTACTCTATAATAAGTCATATGGATATAAGTTCAGCACAATCAAAAGGTTTTGGTTCACATGGTGGTTCCAAATATACTTTAAAAGACAGAGATATACAACCCCTTCATAAAAGAGTGCTTGTTTCAGATATGTTCTTTGGAGAAAAGAAAACCAAAGGTGGTATCATACTGATGGACGACGACGGCACAGAATCCGGAATCCATCCCAGATGGTGTAAAGTATATGCTGTGGGTCCTAAACAGGATGACGTCAAGGTCGGTCAATGGTTGCTCGTGGCCCATGGTAGATGGAGCAGAGCATTGAAAATTGTCAAGAACGAGCAAGAGCTCGATGTGAGAATGATTGACGAAAATGATATACTTTTAGTTTCCGATGAACAACCAAGCAACGACGGCGTGGATCTGAGGGCCGGATACAGCAAATAAAACTTACATCACGAGATAAGTAATATACATATATATTAAAATAAGGATTAAAAATCATGCCATGGACAGACGATGAACCAAAAACAATAAATTTAAATCATATTGTAATTTCCGATCATGACGGTTATAGATGGACAACCAAAAAATTCACAAGACCTCGAGGAACACCGGTGTACGCATTGACCCCGGAAGGAATAGAGATCTATAATCATATTGAACGTTACAAGGCATTGGGTCATTTGGAATCCCATGTTGAAATTCGTTCTTTACCCGAAAACAGAGAACAATTTGTTTTAAAAAATACCTGGAAAAATAAAGATTCGTATAATGAATTTGAAGCATGGTACATGGCACCCGATCCAGAAACAGGTTTGTCTATGCAAGATAAAACCAAAGAATACGAAAAAAAACATAATATAATACATGAATACAATGTTGAAGCATTGAATTCTTCTTCCACTGTCGAGGAACATTTACAAAAAAGTTTTATTGAAAAAATGGCTTTTAGAAGAAACATACATGTTTTTGATCAGAAAAAAAATCCTGAAAAAACAGTAATTGAAAAAATTTTAAAAGATTCATTTCATTATGTTCCGATATTACAATGTGTGTATCCTTTTCGTGTCAAAATATGGGGACCTGAATATCATGAAATGAAGAAGCAATTAGTGATTAGAAGTGTTTGCGGACCCAACCAAGAGAATTTCCGTCATGGTGGAAAGCACCAAGGGGATTGGAAACTGGCCGAAGAAATATATGATAAATGGATCAATCAATGGATAGATACCGGCGAAGAACAGTACTATGACGGTTACTATTTCAATCAACAAATAATGGCTCCCTATTTGATTTCATGGCATCCGGTGCCTGATCTGCCTACACAAACACAATTGGACAAGGGTTATGTTGAATCAAGAACTAGCGGACACATGAAAAAGGCCGGTGGTCTACAACACATACAACAGATGACAATTGGCGTGTCCATGCATGGTTTTGGAATGAGTTTACTGGCGGCAAATTATGGACTTCATGCTTCTTTTACGAGAAACATAATTGTTGATTTTGATACTCCCGAAACATTACCAGAAATGGTGAAACCAATGTTTACATCTCCGGATTCTGATTATCATAAAGTTCCTTTCGTAATGGGTATTGGGTATAGAGATCCAAGGTTTACTTATTTTGGTGATTCTAATATGGGTAAAAAACCAACATTTGACGAAATCAATCTTTGGCAATAACAAATATTTTTCTTTACTTTTATTATTTTAATCTATATAATAGTATAGATAATGAAAGAACTTTGGACCGAAAAATATAGACCTAAACAACTAAAAGAATATGTTGTCAGAGATGAAAATCAAAGAGAACAAATTCAAAGTTGGATCAAAGACGGAGCCATTCCTCATTTGTTGTTCTCAGGTGCTCCGGGTACGGGCAAGACCACATTGGCCAAGGTGTTGTTCCAGGAACTAAATGTAGATCCATATGACATACTGGAAATCAACGCATCTAGAGAAAATTCAGTAGATACCGTCAGAGATAAAATTATAAACTTTGTACAGATCATGCCATTCGGAGCATACAAGTATGTGTTACTCGATGAGGCAGACTATATTACTCCCAACGGTCAAGCGGCATTGCGTGGCGTGATGGAGATGTATCATACATCGGCAAGATTTGTTTTGACCTGCAACTATCCCAACAGGGTGATCCCGGCACTACATTCAAGATGCCAAGGATTCCATATAGAGACATTAGACAAAAATGAGTTTACTGCTAGAATAGCCGAGATACTGATCGCAGAAAAAATTGAACCAAACATTGATTTGATAGACACATATGTCAAGGCCACATATCCCGATATGAGAAAATGTATCAATCTTGTGCAGATGAACTCACGTAATGGTGTTTTACACGCACCAGATAAATCTGATAAAGGACAGGCTGATTATCGTTTACAAATGGTTGAATTATTTAAACAAGGAAAAATACTAGAAGCACGAAAACTAGTTTGCTCTCAGGCAAGACCCGAGGAAGTGGAAGAAATATTTAGATGGCTGTATGACAATCTCGACTTGATTTCAAAAGAAGATGATGGACAAGACAAAGCAATATTGGCTATAAAACAAGGTCTCGTGGATCATTCGTTTGTTGCAGATCCAGAAATCAATTTAGCCGCAACAATGATAAAACTAGCGAGGATATCAAATGGGTAGTAAAGGAAATAAAAAACGGTTTTTCATTGTAAACTATGTAGAAAAACCGGACGGAAAGTTTGATGAATATGTGGAACTGTCAAAAAAAAACTTAGGCTCGGGAAAAATAGCACAGTCTAGAGTGATCCTCGATTTGATCAATCAAGAAGTTGTCAAAGTGGATTTACCTAACGTACCCAAAGATTTTCCATTTGATGCACTTTATCAGCACTATAGAAAATGGTATGCTGACGTCATGGACGAATTTGTAAAATAATTACTCTCCGTATATTCCTAACACTTCAGAAACTGCCGGATGTCTTTGTATGTCCATTTTGCCTAACTCGACGAATTTAACATATTCCGGATTGAAATATCTTTCATAATGGCTTTTAAAATCAACTAATCCGTTTCCTATCATCCTGTCCGACTGACGAGTATCTCCAGTTATCACCATTTGTGATCCTCTGCCTAATCTTGTCATTAACATTTTCATTTGTGATGGTGTAGAATTCTGCATCTCATCACCTATAATAAATGCATCTTTAAATGTTCTACCCCTCATGAAGGCCAATGGAGCAATTTCTATTGTTCCTCGTTGCACCATATCTTCAACAGTGTTGGGCATGAAATGATTTTCAAAAACATCTAAAATAGGTTTCATCCATGGTTCCATTTTTCTATTGATATCACCCGGTAAAAATCCTATTTCCTCATCCACAGACGATGCTGGTCTTGTAACTATAACTTTGTCAATTTCGCCTTTTTGTAGACGTTCTATAGCACGTTCTGTTGCCAACATTGTTTTTCCTGTACCTGCAGGACCTAATGCTACAATAATCTTGTTTTGGTAATCGTTTAATATGTTCAAGTAGTTCTGCTGACCCGGTGTTTTAGCGGTAGGTCTAGCCGCAAGTCTTTTTTCTGCGAGATAGTTCATAAAATTAATTGTGTTTGATTGATGTTTTTGTCTTCGATTTTTTCTTGACATTGTGTAAAAGTATTTACTCATCACACCAAAGTTTGATATATACGTATAAATCTGCCAACTGCTTTTAAGGCTAAATATACAATATGCATGACGTTTTAGACATAGTACGTAATATACAGAATCTTTACGCATTATCTCCTAGTCTGGGTATACTGAAAGATTTCGAAAGAGTGATCGACGAATTAGATGTGTACGTGTTCAAGAATTGGGAGGATGGCGAATTGTTATCAGGACCCAACGACTCAAGACATTTCGTGACCTGTTCGTTCATGTGGCCAGCAGATAAGATGCCAGACCCATCGGGTGGTAAGAGACTGTTAGACCACGGCTGTAAAGTCACATTCAAAAAAGACATATTATTCAAACCCAGAGTGATAAAAAAACCTGAGGATTACAGACCAGGAACACAAAAAGGCAAAATAGACGGACATGACATATGGGTGGTTGAAATCAAAATGCCAAAAGAACTGATTGGAAATTTTAAACACGGACAAGATTTAGAAACCACACCATTAGATAACCTAGAAGACAAAAATAACGATGCAACAATTTAACGAAGGATTGAAGGCCGGAGATTTGGACGGAATAATCGCTGATACTTTTTCAGTGGATAGATATAAATCCAAGATGGGCGAAGACAGAAATATATGTGTACTCGCTTTTGTTTGCTCGGGAGCCGCTGGTGCAAAAGATCTAGAAAGATTTGCAGAAAAAGGTTATAAGAAAGTTTTAGATGCGGATGCCACTCCAGGCACAATGTCCGATGGAAAATATAGAGTTTTTATAGAACTTGCTAGGGAAGAAAAATTAGATCAATACATAAGCGAGTTTCTAGACGATCTTAAAAAATTAACTAACATAGATGTTTTTAAATTCACATATCACAAACACGACAAGGTGTTTGTTGCCGATAGGAAGAATTTGGCCGACGTGTTGCCTAGAACTCCTATAGCCTACACACAAAAACTACAAATGCTACAATTGGGAGAAGTAAAAAACTTCTTCGACAAATTCAACATGATGGAATTTAAAATGGATAATAACATAATATCCATTAAAAAAAATAACACACAACAGGAATTAAAATTTGTACTAGAAAGTTATGGCAAAACAAATCTAGTACTGAACGAAGTCAAGGCTTTTTTAGTGGATGAAAAATCCATGGCTGAATGTATATTTCTTACCAAATACTTCGGACCATATCATATTACCAAAACAATGGAAAATAAATTCATATTTTCTAAGGGTGGAGAATCTGCTGTGGTAAGTAAGTACAAATGGTAAGATTATCAACAAATTTCACACTACAAGAATTTACAAAGAGCCAAACTGCTCTGAGACAGGGTATAGACAACACACCCGGAGAAGAACATCTGGCAAATGCAAAACAACTTTTTGAAAATGTTGTACAAAAGGTCAGAGATAATTTTGGAGTCACTGTTATTAATTCAGGTTACAGAGGACCAGCATTGAACGAAGCAGTTGGGGGATCAAGCAACTCACAACACTGCAAAGGTGAAGCGGTGGACATAGAATGTCCGGGCACACCCAACTACGATGTGGCCAAGTGGATTGAGGACAATCTAGACTTCGACCAATTGATATTGGAATTCTACACACCGGGCATACCAGATTCGGGTTGGGTACACGTATCGTATAAATCAGAAGGCAATAGAAAACAAAGCCTTACTGCCATGAAAGAAAATGGCAAAACTGTATATAAGCCTGGTCTAATACAATAAATACATACATTATGTTTTCAAGCATTAAAATGGCAATCGCAATACTTCTGATAACCGGCGTAGCGGGTGCAGGAGTGTACGTGATGAAATTAAGAGCTGACAATGCCACATTGAAGGCCAACCAGATTGTGTTGGAACAAAGTGTTGAGTCACAAAAGAAAGTGTTGGAACAACAGAAAAAAGACTTCCAAGATATTCTCAAGGCCAACAAAGAGCTGACAGGTTTGATTAACAATCTCAAAAAAGATTTGGAAGATTTGGACAAAAGATTCACAAAGAAAGATAGAGACATCGGCAAACTGGCCATTGAAAGAACAGGAGCCATTGAAAGAATCATCAACAACGCCACAGACAAAGCGGCAAGATGTATAGAGATAGCCTCAGGTGCTCCTCTCACAGAACAGGAAATTAAAGCCACATTGAAGAGCGAGATAAACACTGAATGCCCTTCGATAGCAAACCCCAACTATGTACCACACAATGAATAAACCAGAAGGATACAACGCAGGCAACTTCCAGGAGTACACTTACGAGTGTGAATGGTTGGAGTGTGACTGGAAAATAGTATATGGTACTTTCAACCTAGTGACAGCGTTTTGGTATCCATGGATAAGGATCAATTATGAATAAAATTATCACAGTACTATTGATAGGTTTATTGCTGACTGGTTGTTCTATAGGTGAAAAACGTTTGAAAGTGTTCACATTGGAAGAGCCCAGAGCCAAACTAAATCTTGAAGCACCAACTCCACTCACCATGGAAAAGATTCGTTGGATCATCATCACATCTGAAAATGCTCAAGAAGTGTTTGCCAAACTGGAAGCAGAAGGCATAGATCCTGTGCTGTTTGGTTTAACAGACAAAGACTACCAAGTGATAGCAAGAAACTTTGCCCAAATACGAGCAAAACTAAAAGAATCAAACGCAATCCTAGAGAAATACAAAGAGTATTACGAACAAGATACCAAGGATCTCACTCCAGAAAAATAACAGTAGATTTGGTAAATACACATACTAAATTTAAGGAGATCTATGGAATTTATTATCGCATTAGCAATGAAATTTTGGCAATGGACTGTGCTTGTCGCAGTTGTGATTGTTGCCGCTATCATCAATAAAATTGATAAAAAAGCAAAAACAAAATTAGAATTTTCATACAAAGAATTACCGCACCTACAACCTTTGAGAATACCGACCAAGGACAAAGGGTTTTGGGGAGCAATCATCATGTGGTTGTTGTCAACACGTAATTGGGAGATCACAAAAGACTGGCACTATACAATAGACGGTAAAGATTATGTGATCCCAGCAGGATTCACATTTGACGGAGCCAGCATACCAAAATTCATGAGAACATTTTTCTCACCAGTGGGCGTACTACTAGTGGGAGGATTGGTACACGACTACGCATACAAGTACAAGACACTTTTAGAAAAAGATAAAAAAACCACAATGGGCGAACTAACACAGAAGAGAGCGGACGAGATCTTCAGAGATATCAACTGTAATGTGAATGGCTTTTATACCATGAACTATCTTGCTTATTGGTCATTGAGATTAGGCGGTTTTGTTGCGTGGAACGGCCATAGAAAAAGAAACGCAAAAATAGAAGGAGTAAATTAATATGTTTTTAACAATAGGATTTATAGTTGGCTTCATCGCAGGATGGTGGGTCAATGAGAAAGTGGAAAATTTAGGTGAAAAACTTAATCCCATGAAATGGTTTAAAAAATAATCATGGAAGACAAAAAAATAGACAAAATAGTTGTACCTGCTGACAAAGACACAGCAACAAAAAAAGTTTCTGTGGAATTGGAAGTGGATACATCAGTTAAAGATCTAGGACCAAATCCTTTTGCCTGGGTCATTCATTTGGCAAGAGCCGTTGATGCTTGGAGAATTTTTCCAAGAATATTCATTACAACTTACATTTATTTGTTGTACAAAGTGGTAGTTTGGTACATGGAATTACCAAATCCTACCATGGAACAATCGGGTTTGGTCAGTATCGTTGTAGGTGCTGGTGCGGCTTGGTTTGGTTTATATACCGGTTCTAGAGCAAAAGGCAAATAATTACCACTGCGTTGACAAACGCAAGATCTAGTATAAAATAATAGTAATGAAGAATTATTACGACACCTTAGGTGTGAATGAAACAGCATCTGACAACGAAATCAAACAGGCATTTAGAAAACTTGCCGCAAAATATCATCCAGACAAAGGTGGCGATGAAACAAAATTTAAAGAAATCAACGAAGCCTACGATACATTAAAAAATACTCAAAAACGTCAAGAATATGATGCTTTGAGAAAATATGGGCAACGATCTTTTGGTTCTGGAGAAGGTTTTAATTTCAATATAAACGATATGTTTGACGAAAACATATTCCAGGAATTTTTTTCAGGATTTGGAATGAACCCAGGAAGGCACAGAAGTAGTACCAGAGTTTATAGGAATCAACCTAGACAAAATAAAAATGTCAATATAAGATTAACTCTCAGTATCAAAGAGGTGTTCCGAGCAACAGATAAAACAATCAGCGTAAGATTACCATCGGGTAGAGACGAGATCATAAACATAAAAATACCTGCAGGTTGCCAAAATGGAGTGACTTTTAAATACAGAGGAATGGGCGATGACACAGATAAACATCTTCCACGGGGCGATCTGTTGGTCACTGTATCTATTTTAGATTCAGATGGATTCACACGTGAAGGAAATGATTTATGGACAGATAAAAATATAGGAGCATTTGACGCCATACGAGGTTGTGATTTTAACATACGTTTACTAGACGACTCTATTAAAAGAGTCAAAGTTCCGGCCGGAACACAACCAGGGTCTGTATTACAATTAAAAGGTCTTGGAATGCCGGTGCATGAAGGATTAAATATAAAGGGTAATGTTTATATCAGAATCAGTATAACAATACCAAAATTGTCAAAAGAAGAATTGAAAAAAATAGAGAATTTATAAAATGAATATACAAGTCTATACAAATCCATATCCAACATTATACCAAATGAGTTCATCTGTGAACTTCTTCATGCCACCCATGGGATATAACGATTGGTCGCAATTTGAAAAGGACTACTTAAATATTATGGTAAGATCAAATGGAATTGGGTTAGCGGCAAATCAAGTGGGAGTGACTCAAAGATTTTTTGGAATGGGACATTCATCATTTGACGAATTTAAAAAACCTGCTATACTGTATAATGCAAGGCTTATAAAAGCGTCCGAAGAAGTAGAAATAGGTGAAGAAGGATGTTTAAGTTTTCCGGGTGTGTATTATAATGTATACAGACCAAAACAAATTGAAGTGGAATGGCAAAATATGAAAGGTGAGATGCAAGGGGCAGAATTGTCAGGGTTAGAGGCCAGATGTTTTCAACACGAGTTAGATCATCTTAACGGAATTACATTTAACCAAGTAGCAGAGGAGAATAATACATAATGTTAGACGCAAACGATTCGCTAGAAGATATATTTGAACGTTCAGTGGCAGAAGCAGAAAAAAGAAAACACGAGTACGTTACTATAGAACACTTATTATTGGCATTGGTAACTGACAAAGAAGTTGGTACAGTACTATACGATTTCAAAATAAATGTTGCTGGTTTGATTAGAGATATAGAAAATTATCTCGATACCAAATGTAATGATATCATAACAAAATCTCCAACTCCCGTACAACCTAGAAAAACTGCATCACTTGAGAGACTAATGAACAGAGCATTCACACAGGCTTTATTCCAAGGAAGACAAACAGTTACTTCTATAGATGTATTATTGAGTATTTTTTCGGAGAAAAAAAGTTATGGTGCGTATTTTCTAAAAACTCACAAAGTCAACAAAGAAGATCTTGCTGACTTGATTTCTGCAGAAAATATATTAGACGAGTCATCCATAGGATCGGGTGGGCCAGAACAAAGATTGAGACCAAATCAAGCAGATAAGGTTTTAAAAAACTATTGTGAGAATCTAAACCAAAAATACTTTGAGAAAAAAATAGATCCTGTTATCGGCAGAGAAGAAGAATTAGAATCACTAAAACAGATACTTGCAAGAAGGAATAAAAACAATGTGCTTATAGTGGGCGATCCAGGAGTGGGTAAGACTGCCATCGTGGAAGGTTTGGCTAGAAGAATCGCAAAGAACAAAGCAGATGTGCCAGAATATCTAAAAGATCATATTGTGTTCAGTTTGGATGTGTCTTCAATGTTGGCGGGTTCTAAGTTCCGAGGTGATTTTGAAGAAAGACTTAAACTGGTATTAAATGCACTTGATCAAAAAGGCAAAACAATCTTATTCGTTGATGAAGCACACATGATGGTGGGTGCCGGCACAACAGGACAAGGAGGAATGGATCTAGCAAACATGATGAAACCTGTTCTTACCAAAGGCAACATTAAAGTGATTGCTTCTACCACTTGGGAAGAATATAGAAAATTCTTCGAAAAGGATAGAGCATTGATGAGAAGGTTCCAACGGATCCAAGTTGGAGAACCCACAAATGAAACTTGCGTTAAGATTTTAAAAGGCATCAAAACATATTACGAACAGTATCACGGATGCATTATCACAGATGAGGCCTGTGAGGATGCTGTGGAATACACACAAAAATTTGTTGCCGATAAAAAATTGCCAGACAAGGCAATAGATATAATAGATTCTGCCTGTGCTAGATTGAGACTAAATGGAATAAAAGATGGCAAGATCGATCATGATGAAATTATACACGAAATTAGTAAACAAACTGGTATCAGCATCGAACAACTATCGCAAAAACAAGCGGTTAACTTGAAAACACTCGAAGAAAAAATGAAATTACAAGTGTTTGGGCAAGACGATGCATTGAACACGGTGATAGATAAAATATTAGTATCAAGGGCAGGTTTAAAATCTTTGAACAAACCTGTTGGTTCTTTTTTATTCTTAGGTCCCACAGGATGTGGTAAAACAGAGACCGCGAGACAACTGGCAAAAACACTTGGTACCGAATTGATTAGATTCGACATGTCGGAATATCAAGAGAAACATTCTATATCTAAATTGATTGGTTCTCCTCCTGGATATGTGGGTTACGAAGACTCTAATATGGGTGGAGGAATACTGATCAATGAGATTGAAAAAAATCCACACGCAGTGGTACTGTTTGATGAAGTAGAAAAAGCACATAGAGATGTATCAAATATGTTGTTACAAGTCATGGATTACGGTACTGTTACAGGATCCAACGGTAAGAAAGCAGATGCTAGAAACATTATACTAATACTGACCTCAAACCTTGGTGCTGAAGAAATGGAAAAAGCAAGTATAGGTTTTGGCGAAGTTGAAAAAACTGCCGACGAAGACGAAACTAAAAAATTCTTTGCTCCTGAATTTAGAAATAGATTAGATGCTATTGTTAAATTTAAAAAACTTCCAAAAGAAGTGATGACCAAAATTGTCAACAAGTTCTTGTTGGAATTGAACAGTATGACTGTTGAAAAGAATGTGGAAGTAAATGCCACACCGGAAGCAATAGAATACCTAATTAAAAAAGGGTTTAATGACAAGTTGGGGGCGAGACCTTTACAGAGAATCATCGACAATGAGATTAAAAAACCTTTGTCTAAAATGATATTGTTTGGAGATTTATCGAAGGGTGGTAGAGTTGAAGTGACACTTTCTGAAGACATGATTCCAAAACTTGAAATAAATTTCAAAGCAGTAGAAGTGTTATCGCAATTTAAACCTAAAACTGAAGATGCGAAAACATCCAAATAAATTATTTTTCAACAAGTATACTCACAAAGCGTCGTTTAAAACACCGTTCGCCGGATGGATGTATCCTACCACAGACGAACATCTAAGAAAAATTGTTACGGATCCTTTTGTTTTTTCTGAAAAAAGTTATCTATACAGGAACATCATGATAGATAAAAAACAAAAAGAACATTTGCGTAGATTGGCAAGTTTTATTCTCACAAATAGGAACAATATTAAATTTAGACTACAAACATCTGTGTCTTATTTCTATGGTTCTTCGTCTGTTATTAGAGATCTAATATTAGAATTTTGGGATCATTGGTTCGATATAAAATCCGTAGATAAAAAATATCTCGATCAAGTAGATAAAAATACTATACTGTGTACTAGATTACCACATAAAAAATATCAATATCAAGTTCATTTAAAAAAATTTGCTCATCTCAATATGAGTAAAACAAAAAGAGAACAACTGGCATCTTATCTTTTTAGAAGCAAAGACAACACGTATGTTTCCGGTAAACATCTCAAAATGTGGTTAATGGGCGACAGTGATTATTCCGAAGGATATTTTTATGTCAAGGATGAAAAATGTTTGACTCCGGTATACATGATTGCACAAGAATCAATTGACAAAATAATAAAGTTTGTTACTATTAATAGAAATGACAGAAATAATACAAAAACTAATTGATCGTAAAATATTTAAAGAAGGAACAATGATCGATGCTCCTATATCTAAGATGCAATTTGCTTCTCCGATTGTTTTAAATAAAACTTTAAGAATAAAAGAACTAAAAAAAGATTATTGTATCGCAGACGAGGAGTTTGAGATTGAAGCAGAAGTTCCTTACAGAAAAATTTATTATAAAAATATTACAAAAGTAGACGGTATGGATCCAGAAGAACTGGCCGCGGTGTATGGTCTTGTTCCCAAGACACCAAGATTCAAAAGAAAAGATCTCGATAAATAATCGTAATGGCACATACAAGTACAACTATATCACCACAAAAAACTTTTGTATCGGCGATCACTGTTACCGAAGGTTGTAGATTCACGGCCGCAGACAAAAGAATAAGTGCCGCAACAACAAACTTATCAACTTTATCTGTGAGAGATTTAATCACAATTTCAGGAACAAGCAACAACAATGGTAACTTCACAGTTGCTAGTGTCAATTCAGACGGAACTTATATCACAGTTGAAGAAACAGTTGTTGATGAACTATCAGATGGTTCAACAGATACCGTGATAACATACACAGGGTTTGTCACAGACAAATACAAAGGTGATGGTTACTATTCAAAATCCGATGGTGTACACACAGCAACATATCACGTACATACATCCTTGTATGGAAAAATTATCATGCAGGGTTCTCTAGCCACAACACCAACCGAAAATGATTGGTTCAATATTGACTCTACAGCATTCACGGCAGACCAAAGTACAGCAACAGTGGCAAATACATTTACAGGCAATTTTGTCTGGATAAGAGCCAGAGTATATGACGTGACAGCCGGTGATATTACCAAAATATTATATAACAATTAAGCCACGGTTGACAAAACATTAATATCTTATATACTGTAAGTATGAATGATAATAATTTAGAATACGAGTATGTGCGTGTAACCCCAGAATCAATGGATGCTCACGTGCAATGTTTAAAAGAAAACGGTTATAACATCAACAAAACATTTACCCTTTTTTCAAAATATATTTTTGCGTTTTTACTGGGTGGATATTTAATTAAATTAATCAGTTAATGGACACAGTTGAAATACTTTGTTTGAACAACGACAAAAGCAAACCAGCAGAGGTTTTGTCCAAGTCGGACAAATACATGAAAGTCGTTTTACAAGGTACTCAGATAACAATAGAACTTTCTAGAACGGACTTAAATAAACCATACGTAGGAAGAACAGCAGGATTGGAGTTTTCATACAATGAGCAAAGATAATATAAAATTTTTAGTCACTTTAAATTCAGAATATTGGGATCAACCACCGTCAGCAGAATTTCGTATCAATGGTAAAACAGTTTGGGGACCTCAAGAAATTAAAGAAAAAACTGTTGCAGAGTTTGATGTTGATTTTGAAGACGAAAACGAGTATGTTTTTGAAATGATCAGATCAGGTAAAACTGACAAACAGGTAAAGATAGAGAACAATCAGATAGTCAAAGATCAATTGCTTTCAATTGAGAATCTGAACATTGATAATGTTGACTTAGGAAACCTTATATATGAGATAGATTTTTATCCGGAGTATCCAGAAATATGGTATAATCAACAGAAAGAAGAGGGGAATACACCTCGGTCTCCGTTGCGAAATATAACATCGTTTGGTTGGAACGGCACCTGGAAAATAAAATTAACTTCACCCTTCTACCTATGGCTGTTAGAGAACTTGTATTAGCATAAATACAGGTATGCGAGCAAACCAGTTCATAAAAGAAGAGCATATAGACTCAAATGCAGTTCGAGAATTAGAATTATTCATAATGAATAATGAGGATCTTTATCGTAGAAGATTCATGCCTATCATACACAACCTAAAAAAGAAGATCTCAAAAAACATATATGACCATGAAAAAGCCAAAACATTATGGATGTATTTGATCAATGATGCGGCCAAAGAATATGTAAAAGAATACGGTAACCCCGACGAGGATGTAAAAGATCTTTTCCCCAAAGAAGTCAGAAGTCGTATTGCAGAAATCATAGCAGATAGAGAATTAGAAAACATTAAACAAGGCGAATACGATGCTACTCAAGGAAATATTTCTTAAGGAAGACGATCAATCAAGTGCCGTATTTGCATTTGGTCGATTCAATCCTCCCACAAAAGGTCACGAAAAATTAATACAAAAGGTTAGATCTGTTGCACAGAAAATGGATGCAAAACCATATCTTTTCGTAACACATTCAGTAGATAAAAAAAATCCTCTTTCACATCAAGAAAAAGTTACTTACATGAAAAGCACAGGACGATTTGATGACATAGAAATAGGATTCAATGATGTTAAAACCATTGTCCAAGCATTACAAAAGTTAATGAACGAAGGTCGTACTAGAGTTGTCATAGTAGCGGGTTCCGATAGAGTAGATTATTTCAAAAACTTCCTTAACCAATATAATAAGAAAAACGATAAAGCAGGCAATCTTGTTTTTGATTTTGATTACGTTGATGCTGTGAGCTCAGGAGAAAGAGATCCCGATGCTGAAGGAGTTACTGGATTTAGTGCATCACAGGCTCGTGAATATGCGGCCAATAACGATTTTGAAAACTTTATAAAAGTTGCAATGGACAATGACAATAACACTATTAGAAAACTTTTTACCAAAGTTCAAAGCAAGGTTGGAAAGACGGTTGCAATAAACAACGAAAAGTTGTATAATGAAGACGATATGCCAAAATCAAAACCAATAATATATCTGGATATGGACGGTGTGATTGCAGACTTCTTCGGTGGAGTTGAAAAAATGTTTGGAGTAAATCACTGGAAAGAGCTCACGAGCAAACTGTCTGGTGGAGAGTTAAAACAAGAAGTGATCGATAAAATTACCGGATCGGATTTTTTTGCTACACTACCAAAATTTCCAACTGCCGACTCGTTAATTCAACTGATTAAAAGTGCTACAGATGGAAAATTTTCCATACTCACATCACCATTGATAGGTGATCATGAAAACTCGGCTACTCAGAAAAAAATTTGGATTAGTAAAAACATAGAAAAGCCTGAAGAAGTGATTGTGTCCGGAAGAAAAGAAAAATGGGCAAAACAAAAAGATGGCACGCCAAATATACTGATCGACGACAGACCAGTCAATATCGAAAGATGGAAAGCAAAAGGCGGCTTTGGAATATTGTATCAAGCAAACAGAGACAGCATAATTAAAGTACAACAAGAAATCAACAGATATGGAGAAGAAAATGAAGCATCAAGGAATCAATAGGAATTATTCTGCCGATTACACAGAAAAAACACCACAAGAAAAACAAAGAGAGTTGGACGAGTTAATGAAAAAATTTTTAGAAAAAGGCGGTAAAGTAGAAAAAGTCAAAGCACACAATCCAACCAAGCAACAATTAAAAGACTGGACCATCTAATACTCATGAATATAGACGAACTAAAAAAATTAGCAGGAATTGATAATTCGTCTAATGATAATTCAATGGGTGAAAATCTATCATACGTGGGAACGGCCAAAGCACAATACCAAAGAAAACACAATATAAAACCCGGTACTCCGGAATGGTTTAAATTATGGTTTGCACAACCAAGATTAACGGGTGAAAACCCAATGCCAAAAAATAAATAGTTCTACAATGAATTCAGAAATTAGATTAAAAGCCAAACAGGCATTTGCGGACAGTTTCCTATTCTATCTAAAAGCACATTATTTCCATTGGAATGTGGAAGGTAGACATTTTTCACAAGACCACGAATTACTTGGTAAAATTTATGAAGAAGTGTATGGAGCATTAGACAAATTCGCAGAAGAAATAAGAACACTTGATACGTATGCTCCTGGAATATTCAATCGATTCATGAATCTTTCAAACATAGAACAAAAAGGACAGATACCGTCTGCAGAAGAAATGTATTCAGAATTGATGCAAGACAATCAAAAAGTTATTTCTAATCTCACTCTTTTATTCGATATGTTGGAAGATTTAAAACTTTATGGGTTTGCAGATTTTATCGGTGAAAGAATAGACGCACACAATAAACATCAGTGGATGCTTAGAAGCACACTAAAATAATTCAATAAATACTGCTAATATGAGAATACACGAGATACTAGCCACGAATTACGTACACCCAGATGTTGAGAAACAGTTAAAGAAAATCGAAAAACGTGCAACAGGAAAACCAAGGATGGGTTATCATTCCATGATGGCATATCCTTTCAGGGTAAAAGAAGCATGGTCTGACAAATATAAAAAATCAATCAATTGCAACAATCCAAAAGGATTTTCTCAAAAAGCTCATTGTGCCGGAAGAAAAAAATGAAAATAAAAGAACTTTTTAAAGATTGGATAATCATGCCCCAAAGTATCAAACCATTAGGACTGATACATAAACCCGGCATCGGTCCCAATAACAGATTTGATTTTAAAAACAAAGGCAACAACAAAGCCAATGAGGAAGCACCTCCGGGCAGAGAGAAGCAGGTCAAAGCACTCAAGGGCAAAGTGGACAATCCATACGCAGTCGCTTGGGCTAGTTACAACAAGAGTAAGAAGAACGAAGATGCCGCAGGTGTGGGTATCATCACGAAACAGAACACCACCAAGGACGTCAAGCCCGGGGACGAATACAAGAATGTCAAGAAACTGCATCTTGAATGGCAAGAGTTTTCTGAAAATTTTGCAGATAAAAAAATCAAAGGCAAGAGCAGACCGGGTAGAGTTAAAAAAGCAGGTGCCAGTTGTGCTGGTTCTGTGACATCATTGAGATCCAAAGCCAAGAAGTACGGCGGTGAAAAGGGTAAGATGTATCACTGGTGTGCCAACATGAAGTCAGGTCGTAAAAAGAAATAATAAGTATCTGTATGGTTAAGCAGATCACAACTAAAAACAAACAATCTTGGGGTTATCACTACATGGTCGATTGTTCAGGTTGTAATGACAACATATCAGATAAAAAACAAATTTCAATTTTTGTAAAAGAATTAATTAAAAAAATAAAAATGAAAGCTCATGGTAAACCCACTATAGAATATCTTTTACCAGGCCATAAGAATGAGGGTTATAGTATGTTGCAGTTGATACACACCTCAAATCTAGCGGCACATTTTATGAGCAAAAGCAAAACTGCTTATTTCGACGTTTTCAGTTGCAAAAATTTTGATACAAAAATCGTTGATTTAACTGTAAAAAAATATTTTGCTCCAAAAAAAACCAAATCAAAATTTTTAACTCGACAAGCACCATGAAGTACGTTTTAATTTTATCATTCAGAGCACAAATTTACAGGTACGAACCCAGAGTTAGAGTATACTTCAGAGACTCTATGATAGATGAATTTCGTGTGTCTGAACATAAATTTGATGATCCAAAAAAACCAAAAATACTTTCGTACATCGTTGAAGTACCCAAAGATCTCCAAGAAACGGAAATAAAATTAAAAATTTTAAATCATGACAACAACTGGACCAATGGATTCATGACCAAAGATACCAATATCTGGTTGGAAGATATACATTTTTTTCCCGAACCCCAAATGAACAACCTCTATCAATTCCATTGGTTTGCCAATAACGGAGATGGCATTCATGAAAGATTTGAAACTTTGAGAGTTAATTTAAGAGGTCATAATAATTCCGATGACAAAAACGGACTGTTTAATTTGATTGAATATGTGTCGTTTCATCGTATAGAAGGATTGCATAAGGGTGAAGAAGTTAAAGAAATAAGACATCTTAAATTTGGAGGTAGCGGCTATTATTCTGTCAAATTATATAAAAAATATGGAATGTTGATACCTAAAAATATGAAATATCCTCGAAAATTCTGGATTAGAAAGCCCGCATTCATACAAAAAGTGTATGAAGGTTACAAAAACTTATTCGATATCTAAATAAATACTACTAATCATGAGAATCAAAGAAGTTTTAATAAAAGAAACAGCAACAGCAGGTGCAACATCATCTGGTAATATTGCTTCTGTTGTATCTCCACATATAGCGATCGGACCCGATAGATTTAAAAAATCATACACAGGAACACCGGGAGTTTCGGGAACCAAGGCACCCAACCTTCCAAAAATCAAGAAACAAACTCCCAAAGATAATGCACTGGACATGACCGGTACATCCTTGTTTGGAGGACCAGGAGTGGTGAGAAGATAATGAGTGATATTTTATTGTTAAAAAAAGAATGGATATTGACTTGTCAAAATTGCGGACATGACTGTCATTGTGGAGGATCTTGTATGCAAGACTTACACGACGGAGACATGAAACCGGTCACTATCGAATGCTGTAAACACTGTAGGCACAAAGATGAAAATTAATGAAGTCATAAACGAAGGCGCTTCCATGATGCCTTACTACAAAGATCCAAAAGACAAAGAACAGAGAATTTGGACTTTTCCAGATAAATGGCAGAATGATGAGGAGTTAGACACTCCTTATATGAGCAATGCCAGTATGAGAATTTTTTTGAACACGTTGGGATATGATCCAGATTTTGAAGACATGCCTCCTGTTCCAGCAAAAGAATTTATTGCCAGAACAACACAATGGCTTCAAAAGAATATTGGCAAACCATCACAAGAAGAGCCAACAACAGTTGACCAAAATCCAGGAGGTCCTACAATGTACAGTGGCGGTAGGCCGGAAGGATACATGAATCAACAAGTGAAGTACCATAACGAGTTGGCAAGAAAAATAATTCAAAAATATCCAGAGGTGACACACTTTGGATTCAACTAATAAATATTGATATGAAAATAAACGAATTGAACACTCCTGTACTGCCTGACACATACGAAGCAAGTATGTTCTTGAACCAAACTATCAGGGCAGGAAAGTATGCCATAAAAATTCATAACATGATCGACAACGACCAGGAGATGGAAAGTTGGGTGGCAAAAAAATTAGATCTAGCCAGTTCATACATATCATCCGTAGGACACTATCTAGAAGGTCAGGAAATGTCCGAAGATGCCGGCGAAGGACACATGGCCAAGAGCCAAATGTACAAGATTGCAAAATATTGTTTAAAAATTTCAACTTTAGTTAAACCGGGTGATGACATAGAGGCATGGGTACAAACCAAAATGAATCGTGCTGTGGATATGTTGGATGCTGTTTACCACTATGAGGATTACCAAAGGTTGAATCCTTACAGAGAGCAATTGGAACAAAATGTATTACAAAAGCATTCACAAGTGATTCAAAAAAACATCGATGAAATCTTATCAAAAGAAACTCCAGCCGATGATATAGAGACCAAACCTGGTATGTTAAACATCTTAAAGAAAAGAGTACAAGAAGTTGAAAAGAAAATGTGTCGAGAAAAAACAGAAGCAATCAGCAAAGAAGGAATACAACAAGGTTTTGCTGTGAGATATGAACGTGATGGAAAAAGATTAGCACAGGCATACAAAAATAAAGATGATGCTAAAAAGAGAGCATCGGAATTAAAAAACACAACCGGCGTGAAAGACATCTCAATCACACAGCATACGTTTGCTTTCAAAGAAGATGAGATCAATGAAGATCCAAGAGCAGTAGGCAAAGCATTGGCCAATATCAAATACGGCAAAGAAATTGCTGATGCTATTCTAAAAGGCACAGACATTGGCATATTAAAAGTAAAAGCAAATGCCTACTTGAGTTCAATTGATGACACATTAGAACTATTGAATCAAATGTATCCATCTCAGTATAATAAAAATGAATCTGCTCTAGCAGAAAGAATGCCAGCACAGATCATCAAAAACAAGCAAAAACTTGCTTATATGTCAGACAGAGAATTAGCAAATCATTTAAAAGACAAAGATGAAACCACTCTGAGACAGATGGCTTGGAGACACGGTTACGGTAAGATGAGTTCACACTATTGGGACAGAGTTCAAAGAGGACTGGCAGATACTCACGATGACGATGTGTTAGACACAGAGTTTGATGCTCAACCCAGATACCGAGGACAAAGATTAGATATAGGCGACAGCATTGAAGAAGGATTGGGAGATTGGATGAAAAAATTAGCGGCCGCTGGAATAATTGTTGGTGCTGTTGCGGGCATGGGATCAATTAACAATGCGATTGATAACAGTGTACCCGCGATCCAGGCCATGAACACAGCATACGAAATGGCAGTCGACGCTGGCAACGATGAATTGGCAAAAATGATCAAAACAGATATATCAGATGCCAAAGTTAGATTGAGCTCGGGCAAGGACTTGAATCACATAAAATACCTACAAGACAAGTATTCAAAATTCATGAGTACAGAATCGGTAAATGAATATTCCATGGCAAAAAATAACATTGATTTAATAAAACAAAAACAAGACAAAGAAGCATATCAAGATAAAGTACAAACGTTACAACAAATACAAAATGATCCAAATACAAATAAAGACGAATTATTAAAAAAGATGTTGATGAAAAGAAAAGAGAAATTAGCAACCACAGGTGAATCAAAAACAGTGCTTTATACCAATAGATTAGTGGATATGATGGGTAAAAAACTAGGAGAAACCTGGACATTTGCTTTCAAAAACAGTCTAAAATCATAAAACAATAATATAAATAATAGCATAACCCAATATAAATAGTTCATATGGCAAAAAAACATCACAGTGATTGGTTAGATATAGTTGAAAGACTTAAGGAATTGAGCAACATATCTCCCGAACAAGAACGACAACAACTGTTGGAAGCGGCAAAGCAAGAACCAAGAATATTAGATGACAAAGATGTGAGTTTGGCCGACATTGCTAAATTGGCCGGGATCAAGGAATACACAGAACCAAAAGTTTCCAAAAAAGCAGAAAAATTAATAGAGTCGATTGTTAACGATCAACCGACTAAAGAATCTATAATAACAAAAGCAATAAAAGAATCAGACACCGATACTTCTATTTCAACCAAGATTAAAAAAGAAGTTACAGAAGATTCAAAGAGACTTGACAAGATTGCTGAGTTGGAGGCACAACTGGCAGAACTAAAAGCAGAACAAAAAAATGAGCAAACTCATGATGCTGAATCTTTCAAAAAAATTATTTCTGCAGAAATTAAAGAATATATTAAAAATGCCGACGAAAATCAATTGTCAGAACTATACAACAGCATTTCCGACAATGAAGCAGTTTACAACGAAGAACAAAAAACTATTCTAATCAAGACTGCTGAAACTAAAGAAATTATAGCAGACGCTGAGAAAAACGAAGAAAAAGTTGTACAAGAAATCGATAACGATAAAGAGATAGAAGAGATGGAAGCAGAACCGGCAAAATGCACACACTGTGACGGAACAGGTAAACACGGAGAAGATGACTGTGAAGTGTGTGGCGGTTCAGGAATAATAAGAGAAGCAGGTTACGAAGGACAAAGTGACCCACACGCACACGAAATTACTTTAGCAGGTGATTACAATCAAGAAAATGCTGTAAGTGACGAAGACGCTATGAGAATTCAATCAATGTTAAAAAAAGCAGGTATTGATGCTGAAGTACATCCAAGCGAACAAGCACATAATAAAATTCATGTTCATACCATGGCAAGTAAAGACGCTGTATTAGACGTGTTAGGTGATGGCATTGACGAGCAGGTGAGTTACAAAGACGAGTTGTCCGAAAACAAAAAATAAAACTTTCTTCTTTTTTCATCAAATATTAGAATGAAAAAAAGAAACAAAAAAACACACAATAAAAATTATAAAGAACAAACCACATTCGACCCTAAAATACATATAAGAACGGGTAGCGGATACCACATGAAGCACAATGCTCCTGCTGGTAACATGAGTGGTTCTCAGTTGAAGCATATACTGAAATAGATAAATATCAGTATATGAGTAATATACCAATATTTTCTTACAAACAATATCTAGACGACATGAGTCGTATGACTCAGACAGGCACCGTTGATGCTGGACAACAAGCAGAAGCACCTGTGTCCGCAGGCTCTAGAGGATTAAAAAAAACAAAAGAATTTATAAAAGATCCAACACAAATGAAGATGGGAGAATCGATCACCATGGAAGACATGAAAAGTTTAATAAACAGAATAGATGGGTTGAACGTGCCAACAAACGAGATCAACGAACTGGCGGATGACGACAAGATTGAATTCACAAAGGTTATGCTGGACATATCGCAGATCAAGGACAGGGTTGAAGCACTGTCAGTGGACGAGGAAGCCAAGAAATCTGCCATACAGTCACTGACCAACGCAGAGGAGGCCCTAGTGGCCCTGGACGAAAGTGAATACGATCCATTCCCAGAAGAGGACGAGATGACGTTCGAGGACGATGATGCGTTCTTTGAAGCATTCGGTTACCTAGGCTTTCCAGAAGACGAAACGGAACTGTTCGACGCAGAATACAGAGGCAGAAAAGTACCACTGAACAAACCTATGCGTGGTGATATTAAAAAATTCAAAGTTTATGTGAAAGATCCCAAATCTGGAAACGTGAAGAAAGTTAATTTCGGACATGGTGGAAGTTCAGCGAGGAAAGCCGGACAGAAAACCATGAAGATTAGAAAGTCTAATCCAAAGGCGAGAAAAAGTTTTAGGGCGAGACACAACTGTGCTAACCCAGGACCGAAAACCAAAGCAAGATATTGGTCATGTAGGAAGTGGTAATATGAGAATATACGAAGTTACAGAAAAACACCTACCAGAAGAGAAACAAAAAGGCGTTGACGGCAAGGCTTGTTGGAAAGGCTACAAGAGAATGGGCACAAAGAAAAAAGGTGGCAAGACTGTAGACAACTGCGTTCCAATTAAGAAAAAATAATGAAATTTATTATTATAAACGGAACACTTAAACCAAGTACAGAATCAAACACTTCAGTTGTTTGTGAAATGGTCAAAGTAGGTTTTGAAAAGTTAGGCCACGAGTGTGAAATCGTTAACATGGCAGAGTTAAACTATAAAAATACCACAGAAGATCACGACGACGACTTACGTCCGATAATCCACAAAATGATACAACCTGAAATGAGTGGAATTATTATTGCCACACCTATTTGGTGGGGTATGTTCAGTAGTCATACACAGGCATTGATAGAAAGATTAGACTATATTGATACGTGGAGTTTGGATAACAACCATTATAAACCCATGATGGGCAAAGTGTTTGGCAGTATTGTTTCGGGAGGAGTTGATGGTTGGCAACATATCACAGGTACCTTATACAGTTTTGCATCAAACTTATCTTTGACTACACCACCTTTGTGTAATATAGAATCAGAAGCACAGGGTAGAAATAACATACTGAAGGATTCCGAAACTATCGGTATGGTCAAAAGTTTGGTCAACAACATGATAGTCTGGGCAGAAGCCATGCAAAAAGGCGAAACTGCCAAAAAAGGTCGTCACAAAGGAAACGTAGAGTAATGTATAAATTAATTTTCTGGATGTTAATTATATCAACAGCGGTATATTGTGGTATCTACATTTGGTAATATGAAATATGCAAACTCTAAAACTCATAGAAAATAGATCTCCTTACTTTATCAAATTTGAGTTGCCAAATCTCGAAGACATTAAGAAACTTGTAATGCAAATAAAAACAGCGACTATGAAAAAAGACGACGGTAACTTGTCTAAAACATACAGTCACGTTAATCTAGATCCTATAGACGGACAGAAAATAATAGATATGTTTCCATTATCTAAACTGTATAACTTTGATGCCGACAGAGTGGCGCTGTTCATAACTCCTGCTTACGGAGGAGGAGGAGTACACAAAGATGGTCCCGTCCTAGAAAAAGGCACAACGGGTCCACATAATATAAGTTTCAACATACCTATCAAGATATCTGATGATAAATGTGTTACAAAATGGTACGATGATCAAACCTTTGAAAAAGAAAAAATACAGCACAGTAGATATTCTCGTAATGTATTTTTAGATTTTACCAATACTGATAAATTTGAGGCAAAGGCACAAACCATAATGGATGCCAATAATGTTCTTTTCGTGAACACTGAACAATGGCATAGTTTTTATAACAATAGTAGACACACAAGGATAGTTTTAACACTTAGATTGGCTAAACAAGAAAGAAAGAATCATTCTTTTGTTTCGATGGCGAATAACTTAATAGATAACAACTACCTGGTAAATTAATACAACCGATTATAATCAGTTGATCTATTTAAAAATCTAATGTATAATAAACGATTAACAAAGGAGACATATATGTCAGGTAAAAATTTTAATGACGCAGAAAAACAAAAAATAATACAAATCATAAGAGAAGGTTCTCAGGTGCTGGGAGAGATTGATGATCTCAAAGGCGGATTGAGAGACACAGTCAAGGCCATAGCAGAAGAATTAGAAATCAAACCAGGATTAATCAATAAGGCAATTACCATTGCACACAAAGATTCTTACAAAACTGTGACAGATGATATGGACATGGTTGATTCTATATTAGCGGCCGCTGGAAAAATCTAGTGTATGGTGATATCAAAAAATTCTGGATAAAAAGTTATCAATCAGATAATGTAGCCTTTTACTTTGAATTAATAAGTTTTATTTTCACTGTTGGAGCAAGTTTAACTTTGGCAATAACAGCCGACAATCCTGATCTGACCGTCATATATCCTGCATTTTTTGTTGGTGCCACAACTCAATGTTATGCCGCTTACAGAAGAGGAGCCGCATTCGTAATGGTGCTCACAGGATATTTTTCGATCATAAACATATATGGGTTTGGTGTTGCAAGTTATTGGTGGTAAAAAATGAGTTATATTGATGCATATTACAAGAGAGATCAAGACAAAGTTTTTGTTGTCGAAAGAAACAAAAATGGAGAAAGAAAATTTGTAGAATATGATGCCAGATACGTATTTTATTATCCCGATAACAAAGGAAAACACAGAAGCATATTTGGTGAACCTTTACAAAAAGTTCAATCCAACACATATAGCAATTTCATAAAAGAACAACGTATAAGATCAAATAAAAAACTTTATGAGCAGGATATTAATCCTGTGTTCCGTTGTCTCGAAGAGAACTATTTGGGCAAGGATGCTCCCAAACTGAATGTGGTATTTTTTGATATTGAGGTAGACTTTGATCCTGAACGAGGATATTCTACCACGGATGATCCATTTATGCCCATAACAGCAATTACTTGTTATTTGAATTGGACCGATCAATTAGTCACTTTTGCTGTACCACCTAAAAAATTGGGTTTTGAAAATGCCAAATTACAAGTAGAACGTTTCAGCAACGTGATGTTGTTTGAAAAAGAAAAAGATATGCTTGATGCTTTTTTAACATTGATCGAAGAAGCAGATATATTATCAGGATGGAACTCGGAGGGATACGATATACCCTATACCGTGGGCAGAATACAAAAAGTGTTAAGTTCCGATGACACAAGGCGTTTATGTTTTTGGGGTGAGAAACCCAGAAAAAGAACCTTTGAAAAATATGGCAGAGAACAGATCAGTTACGACTTAATTGGGAGAGTACATTTAGATTTACTTGAACTATATAGAAAATACACTTATGAGGAAAGACATTCGTATAGATTAGATGCCATAGGCGAGCATGAACTAGGAGAAAGAAAAACTGTGTACGAAGGATCACTAGATACTCTGTATAATAACGATTTTGGATTGTTCATAGAATATAATAGACAAGACACGGCACTGCTGGCCAAACTTGAGAAGAAATTGAAGTTCATAGAACTGGCGAATGAGATCGCACACCAAAACACTGTTTTACTTCAAACAACAATGGGTGCAGTGGCGGTCACAGAACAGGCTATTGTGAATGAAGCACATCGAAGAGGAATGATTGTTCCGGGTAGAGTCAAAAGACAAGAAGGAGAGTCGACCCAGGCCGCAGGAGCATATGTGGCAACACCTAAAAAAGGATTGCATGATTGGATAGGAAGTTGTGATATAAACAGTCTATATCCTAGCGTGATTCGTGCATTGAACATGGGACCTGAATCTATTGTGGGACAAATACGTCCAATTATAACATCAGCAGAAATTAACAGAGCAATACATCAGAAGAAATCATTCGCATCGGCATGGGATAATCAATTTGGTTCATGGGAGTATCAAGCAGTGATGAAACAAGATCGTGGTGTAGAAATTACAGTGGACTGGGAAGACGACACATCAGTCAAAATGTCCGCGGCACAATTATACGAAATAATTTTTAATAGTAATAATCAATGGATGCTGTCTGCCAATGGTACGATTTTTACATACGAGTTTGAAGCCATCATTCCAGGACTATTGAAACGTTGGTATGCTGAAAGAAAAGAGATGCAACGCAAAATGCACGATGCCGGAGACAACGATATTGAACGAGAATTTTGGGACAAAAGACAACTGGTTAAAAAAATTAACTTGAACAGTTTGTATGGTGCAATCTTAAATCCAGGTTGCAGGTTCTTTGACATACGTATCGGACAATCTGTGACACTGACAGGCAGATGTATCACAAAACACATGGCGGCAAAAACTAATGAAATTATAACGGGCGAGTATGATCACAAAGGAGATTCTATCATATATGGTGATACAGATTCTGTGTATTTTTCTGCTTATAAGCCATTACAGAAAGAAATAACAGCAGGACAAATCCCATGGGAAAAAGAAAACGTTATTGCTTTATATGATAAAATATCATCTGAGGTGAATTCATCTTTTGCTGGATTCATGACCAAAGCATTTCATTGTCCAAAAAGCAGAGGAGAAGTCATAGCGGCAGGACGAGAACTTGTTGCGAGCAAAGGACTTTTTATCACAAAGAAAAGATATGCAGTTCTATATTTTGATAAAGAAGGACAAAGAACAGATACCGAAGGTAGCATGGGTAAAATGAAGGCAATGGGTCTTGATCTAAAAAGATCAGACACACCTGTATTTGTACAAGATTTTTTGAGTGAATTGTTGATGATGGTATTAACAAATAAAACCGAAGAAGATGTTCTCAAAAGAATATCAGAATTTAGGGCTGAATTCAAATCAAGACCCGGTTGGGAGAAGGGTTCTCCAAAAAGAGCCAATAAGATAACAGAATATCTCGGAAAAGAAAACAAACAAGGTCGTGCCAATATGCCAGGTCATGTTCGTGCCAGCATCAACTGGAATAAATGTAGAGAACTATACGGAGACAAATATTCTATGCCTATCACGGATGGTGCAAAAGTAATTGTATGTAAATTAAAAAACAATCCATTAGATTATACTTCCATAGCATATCCAGTGGACGAGTTACGTATTCCAAAATGGTTCCAAGAATTACCATTTGATTCTGAAGCGATGGAATCTACCATCGTTGATCAAAAAATAGATAATCTAATAGGAGTATTAAATTGGGACGTACAATCGACAGAAACAACCAATACGTTTAACAAACTTTTTGAATTTTAGTAAATAACATATATGTTAAGCATCGAAGAAATTAAATTACTCATAGAAAAACTTAAAAAAATAAAAGGTACAGATTTCCAAAAAATACTTGATGATAATTTATCAATATTGGAAAACCTGGCCGAATCTGTCGACATCAATAATCAACAGGAAATAAATCGACTAGACAAAACCAAAGAATGGTATGCTAAAGATTTAGATTTCACATATGAAAGAAAAGATCAGTTTGATGAAATGTTAACTAAAAAAGTCGAAGATAAGATCAAGATGTTTGCAAAAACTGGTGCTCAATCTATTCTTTATAATAGTTTAGAAATAGGCCCGGGATATGGAAGATTCAGTAGATTTTTCTTACCATGGAGATTAAATTATTATCTAGATCTGCTACCGCATTGTCAAGAAAAAATAAAAGCACTTTTTAAACCACAACAACACAAACTGATAAAATTTTATACAACCAACAGAACCAGTTGTCCAGAAATTGACGACAACGCAGTAAATTTTGTCTTCAGTTGGAACACATTTACTTTTTTTACTCAAGAACATATAAAAGAATATCTAACAGACATCAATAGAGTATTGTTACCAGGCGGATATGGATTTATACACTATGCAGATTGTCATTACGATTTCGATCTTCATGAAGCAAAACGTGGATACTGGAATTATAATACCAAAACATCAATGAAAGAGATCACAGAAAGTTGTGGATATGAAGTAATTGAAATGGATCAATTTCGTCCTGGTGCCAACTATATAATTTTCAAAAAACCTGGTAATAAAAATCCAGTATTATATAGTGCTTTAGAATTACCTGTAGAAAAATAAATTAAACATTTGACTTTAATCTAAATAATCTATATAATAGTTTTATTATGATAGATATCTTAAAAGACATAGTCAAACACACACACGGTTTAGGCTTTCTAGACCTTGTTAAAATTACAGGCAACGAATCTGAAACAACAATAGATTCCATGGCTGAAGACAGATCAGTGATCTTGCAAGGATCTTTTCACAAACCACAAGCAGAAATGACGGGTACTTTTGGTATGCCCCAGTTGAACAAACTGGACATACACTTGAAGTGTCCTGAGTATAAAGACAAAGCAAACATCACTGTAATCACAGGTACTAGAAATGGTGCAGAAACTCCTACAGGTATTCATTTTGAAAATGAAAAAGGAGATTTTAAAAACGATTACAGATTTATGAATGCTGAAATTATCAACGAAAAACTTAAAACTGTAAAATTTAAAGGTGTTAAGTGGAATGTTGAAATTGAGCCTACTGTGGCCAGTGTACAAAGATTTAACTTCCAGGCAACTGCAAATACGGAACACAATACATTTGTTGTGAGAACCGAAGATGGAAAACTTATTTTCACTTTTGGTGATCAAGCATCACACGGTGGAGAATTTGTATTCGCTGATAATGTATCAGGTAGTCTTAACAAAGGGTGGAGTTGGCCGGTAGCACAGGTATTACAGATATTGAAATTATCAGATTCGGCAAAAGTCACTTTACACTTCTCTAATGAGGGTGCGATGCAGGTCACTGTTGACTCTGGACTTGGAAAATATCAATATATCATACCAGCACAGGCACAATAATGACTGAACAAAATAACAGGCAGGAACATTTAGGGGAATTGAGTCGAGACTTCGCAGTGTTCTTGCCTGCTATATCAAATTTTTATAATACCTTTATTAGCAAACAAAGAGTCACAGAAGGTACACATATTCCCAAAGAAAGAATACCTGTTGGATTTGAAAATGGTGTGGAAGGACTAAACTTTATAAATCCAGAAAAAGGTATGTTCACTTATCCTACAGCATTATACTCGGCGGGTCATGCTTGTCTAGACATGGACAAAGTGGGAGATCGAGATCATATGTTTGTAAACAGGGATCGTAAATTCAGCACCATAGTGGGAGATTCGGGTGGATATCAAATTGGTCGAGGCGTGATACAATTTGATTGGAAAGATTTTGAAGGTAACAAGGCCAACAAAGTTAGAAGTGATATATTAAATTGGTTAGAACTCACATCAGACTGGGCAATGACTTTGGATGTTCCAACTTGGGCGGCAGATGATTTAAATTCACCTAAAACAGGATTAAAAAGTTTTCGAGATACACTAGACGGAACAATCTATAATAACAATTTTTTTCAAAAGAACAGATTGGGTCAAACTAAATTTTTAAATGTACTACAAGGCGACGACTGGGAAACAGCACAAACTTGGTACGATGCCGTAAAAGATTTTGAATTCGAAGGATGGGCAATGGGCGGTATCAATATGTGTGATATGGAAGTCATGTTGAAGCGTTTGATCATAATGAGAGATGAGAAAAAACTGGACGGTAAAGACTGGATGCACGTACTGGGTACATCGCAACTGGATTGGGCTTGTTATCTAACACAAATACAAAGACAAGTTAGAAAATATATTAATCCTAATTTTACAATAAGTTTTGATTCAGCATCCGCTTTCTTATCAACAGCGAATGGATTAGTTTACACTCATAATGTGTTCACACCATCTAGATGGTCATTTATAATGGACAAGGCACCGGATGATAAAAGATTAAAGAATTCAAAAATACCTTTTCCTTTCCAAAGTGCTATTGGTAATAGACTTACCATGGGAGATGTCTGTTGGTACGGAGAGGGAGATCTAAATAAAAACAACAAAGAAGGTAAAACTTCGTGGGACTCTTTTTCATATGTATTAATGATGGCTCACAATGTGTATAATCAAATTAGAGCAGTACAGGTTGCCAACGACATGAACGATATAGAAAGTGTCGTGCATAGACCAGAAGTAAAACACTGGCGTAAAACCAAAGCATCAGATACCACAGACGAGCATAGTGTTTATGTTCCTAGAAATATATTATATTTCAATACATTTGTTGAAGAAGTGTTCACCAGCGAAAAACCAATGGAATTAATAGAAAATGCGAGAAGTTATCTTGCAGATATAAGAGGAACAAGATGGGCAAGAGCCACAGGTGGTGGTAAAGGTAAAAACAATTTTAGTTCATTATTTGAATAGGAGGAAACATGGCAAAAAAAAGTAAAAAAATAAAAAAACTTCAAGATCATCATTCTTATCTAGATCGAAAGGTAAAAGAACTTACCGAAGAAAGAAAAAAAGATCGTAGTGATGAAAGCAAAACATTATTAATGAGATTAAAAAAAACCAAACTTGCTTTAAAAGATGCCATCACGAGGGCCTCAAAAGCATTGACAAATTAGTCATACAGTAATATAATATAAAGATGCAAAGAGATTATAAAAATGGACAAAGTGAGAGTGTAGGTATTTTTTCAGGTATCGAAATAGAACACACACAGGCCTATGGTTTACAAACATTATTTTTAGCACGTAATGATCTTTCATACGACGAGATCAAGACATACGCAGAAAAAGTAAATGCCAAAGCAATTTACTATGGAGCAAATAGAACATATATGCACAATCATGGAATGCAACTAGCACAGATGAAACGATTAATCGATGACGGTTATTTTGTGACAGTTGATTATCCTCATGATATCCACAAAGAAGTAAAAGAAAAATTTAAGATATTGTGGAACAACGAAAAGTTTATTCCTTTTTGTTCAATAATATTTCCAAATTCCGAAGATGATGATCAACTTTGCATCAAAGTCGATGATGTTGACTTTAATAAGACCAATCCTGGAGTCTGGAGCATGAGCATGAATCATTTTAAACAGACCGCAGGATTTACGTCATGGAACGAATACAAACAAGATGAACCAATAGAGGAGAACAAATGGATACTGAGCAACAACATGATCAAGCACTAAAAGAACAGGCCAACAAGGCTAGTAAAATGATATGGGTAACCTTTCAAAAAGAAGGTATGCACAAATACCCAGCGGCACTTACTGATCCCAAATTAGCAACAGGTGACGAATATGATGTCAGTTTTCTAGGACATCCACATAGACACATATTTCATTTCAAAGTAGCCATAGAGGTGTTCCATGATGACAGGGATATAGAATTCATACAGTTCAAGAGATGGTTGTTGAACCTGTACAAGGAAGGCACATTACAGAACGACTTTAAGAGTTGTGAGATGATGAGCGATGATTTATATGTAGAAATAGCAAAGAAATATCCAGGAAGACGTATCGAAATAGACGTGTCAGAAGATGGAGAAAATGGATCACACGCAGTCTATGACAAGTAAGCACACAAAAGTTTTGATTATAGGTTCTGGTCCTGCAGGATACACTGCGGCAATATATGCCTCTAGAGCAATGTTAAAACCAATTTTAGTACAAGGCACTCAACCCGGTGGACAATTGACTATAACCACAGATGTTGAAAACTATCCGGGTTTCGGAGACGTTATACAAGGACCATGGTTAATGGAACAAATGGAAAAACAAGCACGTGCAGTTGGAACAGATATTATTTTCGATATGATCAATAAGGTAGATTTCAGTAAAAAACCTTTCGAAGCAGTGGGAGATAGTGGAACAATTTATACGGCAGATTCTGTGATCATATCAACAGGTGCTCAAGCGAGATGGTTGGGTTTAGAAAAAGAAAAAAAATTTTCGGGTTTTGGTGTAAGTGCCTGTGCCACGTGTGATGGATTCTTTTTCAAGAATAAAGAAGTTGCTGTTGTTGGTGGAGGAAATAGTGCAGTTGAAGAAGCATTGTACCTATCACACATAGCCAGCAAGGTGCATCTGATACATCGAAGAGATAGCCTAAGAGCAGAAAAAATAGCACAAGATAGATTGTTTGCAAATGAAAAAATTAATGTGGTATGGAACTCTAGAGTTAAGGACATCATAGGAACGGATGATCCTATAAATGTCACGGGAATAAAACTCGAGAACACAAAAGATGGCACAGAGTCCACAATGAACATCGACGGTTTATTTGTGGCCATAGGACATGATCCAGCAACAAAACTTTTTAAAGAACAAATTAACATGGATGATGAGGGTTATATCATAACCAAACCTGATTCAACTGCTACTAACATACCGGGAATTTATGCGGCGGGCGATGTCAAGGACAAAACATACAGACAGGCAGTCACAGCGGCGGGCATGGGTTGTATGGCGGCCTTGGAAGCAGAAAAATTTGTGGCAGGAAATTCATGAAAGAAATCAGCATAAAAGAAAAGAGAGGAACAACAAGACAAGAAAATCTACCCATAGAGGGTGGTGGCTTGAATGCTTCATACACGACAGTGGACGCAGTGGCTAATATATGTGCCACCGCTGGAAACCTAGGCATGAAGTACGGCAAAGACTTCATCTGGTCACATACCGATTACGATGACGACATGGACGAGTGTATCACTCTGTTGGTAAAGGAAGACAAATACGAGTCATTCCTGCACCTGGCCCTACAGAATGAACACAGAATCAAACACACATTTACGGGTCAAATAAAACTTACAAAGGAGAGAAAATAAAATGAAAGGTTTAAAAATACCTAAAGTAACATTCAGAGTCAGAGAAGGTGATTCTGTTTTAGAAGAAGGCTGTTCGTTTGACGAAGGAAAATGGATAGACAAAACAACTGATGACTATTTCAAAGGAAAAAGAGTGGTATTGTTCAGTTTACCTGGTGCATTTACACCCACTTGTACATCAACACAACTTCCGGGATTCGAAGAGAACTATGATAAAATCAAAGGTTTAGGAATCGATGAAGTGTATTGCTGTTCAGTCAATGATACATTTGTAATGAATGCATGGGCAGAAGTGCTTAAAATTAAAAATGTAAAAGTTATTCCAGATGGATCTGGTAACTTTACAAGATTTATGGGTATGCTTATTGGTAAAAATCATTTAGGTTTTGGAAGCAGAAGTTGGAGATACATGGCAGTAATCAATGATGGCACAGTTGAGGCATGGTGGCAAGAACCAGGAATCAACAACGACGGTTCGGATAATGATCCATATGTTGAGTCCACACCTGAAAATATGTTAAAGTATCTAGAACAAAACAATGGCTAATTGGGACGGTAAATCTAGACCAACCAATGAATCATACCGTAAGAATTACGATGACATTTTTAAAAAGAAATCTTGTCCTTGCGGTAGATCACCAACTGGTAAATGTATCGGCTGGCACGGATTGACAGAAAGCGAGTATCAAGTTAAACTACAAGAGTGGAATAATAAAAATGAATATTAGATTAATGTTTGAACCTGAACCAAAAGTAAAATGCAACGTGGATTCTATGTTCCGATGTTATGCTGAAAATTATCTAAGTGATTATCCAGAATTCCAATGGGGTGGTTACATTGTGATGAATGTGTTTGAAATGAAATACAACGATAATGCGGCGGGCGAACCTCTATATCAATTTGTAGCAACGAATGTGAACGAAGAATTTCTTAAAAACATACAAGAATATATTCAAAACAATCCAATGCATGGTTATTATACACACATACACTATTCTTCAAAAGGAGAAAACGAACAAGCATTAATTTATCAAGAAGGTACACCTTACACTAGGGGAGAAGGGATATAATGAAAATATTTTACATGGGGTTAGAGCCATACGAAGGTAGATACACACTTCAACTAACAGACTGGACTGAAAGAGTTTATAAAAAAAGAGGTATAGACTATGTAATCGTTCCAGGAACAACAATAGATAATTCCAAAGCGATCGTTACAGGCCAAGTTCTTGATGCACACGGTAGAAGTTATTTTGGGATGAGTCAAATGATGAATCTAGTTCGGATGATGAAGTCCGGAGAAATCACATCAAACGATGCTATCTTTTTTGAAGATATGTTTCAACCAGGAATGGAATCACTTCCTTATATTATACAGCAGTCACCAGAACAGTATCGTCCAAAAATATTTTTAAGATGCCTAGCACAGGCCATTGATCCAGATGATTTTGTACACGTTTGGGGCATGAGCAAATGGATGAGTCTTTATGAAGAAATGTGCAACGAAATTCCTAATGTTCACATATTGGCCACCAACGAAGAAATGGTGGCACATATGCGTATAGCAAATTGGCGAGCACCCATCTATAACATATCGGGTTTGAGTTTTGGCAAACAAGAAGTTCTATCAAGAGTAAAATCTATAAAACCTTTTGATCAAAGAACCAAACGAGTTTGTTTCGCGGCCAGATTCGATCAAGAGAAACAACCAGATTTTTATATGGATTTAATACAACGAGTACGACGACAGGATAACTCAATAGAATTTGCTGTATTTTCCGGAGGACCTTTGAGAAGTAATAACGAAAAGTATCTGACAAGAGCAAGAGAAATGGAGTCCAAGGGAGATTTAAAAATTTATGAAAATTTAAAAAAAGATCAATACTACGAACTGTTAGCAGATTCGAGAGTGTTGTTTAACTGTGCTTTACAAGACTGGGTTTCAAACACAGTATCTGAGGCAGATACTTTGGGTTGTAATGTTTTATTTCCGGCATACAGATCTTTTCCAGAAACATTTGCAAATGATAGGGATCGGTTATATATTCCATGGAGTCAGGAAGATGCATACCAAAAATTGAATATACTATTAATGAGACCACACGCCAATATTGGTAAATTATCCGATTGGACCGACGGAACAATTGATAGAATGATTGATATAATGACTGGCAAAGGTGAACAATGGAGAAGAGATGGAAAACATTATAGAGACTGGGTCTCCGAATCTAAATATTAAAGGAACAAACAAATCTGTACTAGTTGTAGGTGGTGCTGGTTATATCGGTTCACATACTTCTAAAGAATTAAAAAAACACGGATTCACTCCGGTTGTGGTAGATAGAGATATCACATCCAAACCATGGGCCACACAATACGGACCTGCATACGAATTAAATCTTCCGCAGAATATAGAAACCATTGATGAAATTGTCAAAAGACATAATATCGATAGTTGTATACATTTTGCGGCATACACAAAAGTTGGGGAAAGTGTGTCCGATCCATCTAAATATTATATTAATAACGTGTTAATGACTTTTAGATTGATAGAAAAATTAAGATCGTTGGATGTAAAAACGTTTGTATTCAGTTCGAGTGCCGCTGTGTATGGAATACCCGAGAATGGAACTGCATATGACACTGACGAAAAATTATTACCTATAAATCCATATGGTCGAAGTAAATTGTTTATCGAGCAGATATTGAAAGACTATCATATCGCATACGGATTTAATAGTGTTAGTCTACGGTATTTCAACGCCGCTGGTGCTGATGCCGAATCCGAAATAGGAGAATTAAGAGAAGATGAATCACATATCATACCACTTGCCATCGAAGCAGGAAAAAATGTAAAAGAATTTAGATTATTTGGAACAGATTTTGATACACCCGACGGAACCTGCGTCAGGGATTATGTACACGTAACCGATCTTGCTCACGGACACGTGCTGGCTTTACAAAAAGCCCATAAAGAAAAAATATGTGCAAGTTATAATTTAGGATCTGGTATTCCAACCAGCAACAGAGAACTTCTAAATACTGTACAAAAATTTACAGGTGCTATGAAAATAAAAGAAGAAAATAGAAGACCGGGTGATCCTCCTGTGCTGGTGGCAGATATTTCTAGAACTACCAAAGAATTAAATTGGAAACCTACCCAAAGTTCTATTGACAACATAGTAGGAACTGCTGTAAAATGGTACAATAAGATAAATCAAAAAAAGATAAATTAAAATGGATGAAAATATATTAAAAGATAGTTGGTTACCACCAAAACCCGTTAGCGAAGAAATCAAAGAAAGAATCAAAAAGGCCGGAAAAAGATTTTATGCGGCTGATAATATTAGCGAATTTATTGAATCGGGTGAAAAAGAAAAATTAATTGACGAGTTGCAACAAAAATTTGAATCTGTTTTGGACAGTTTAATCATTGACAGGGAAAACGATCCCAACAGCAACGGTACAGGTAGAAGACTTGCTAAAATGTATGTTAATGAGATAATGTCTGGTAGATATTATCCAAAACCAGATGTGACAGCATTTCCAAACGAGGACGGAAGATATGATCAATTAATTGTGGTAAGAGCAGATATTAAAAGTATGTGTTCTCATCATCACCAACCGGTAACGGGAGTTTGTTATATCGGTTGTTTACCTGGCAAAAAACTGATAGGATTAAGCAAATACACAAGGATAGCACAGCATTTAGGACATAGAGGTCATTTACAAGAAGAATTAACGGAAATGATTGCCTATGAAATCACGAAACTAACCGACAGTCCGGCTGTGGGAGTTTATATACGAGCAAGACACGGCTGTTGTGAAAATAGAGGAATCAGAAGTGCTAACTCAAGCACACAGACCACAGTGTTAAAAGGATTATTGAAAAATGATCCAGCACTGAAAAACGAATTTATGCACAATATACAATTACAAGAAACACAGTGTGGACCAATTGGGTAAAAAAAAGAAAACAAAAGAAAAACTAACATCAGACGGAATATGGTCTTATTCTGGAGATTATGGAGATCTTAATGTAGGAACATTATCCGAGTCAATGTCTGTTGATTTTGGTGATTTACACACACAACTGAATCTAGATTTTGATGATGAAAAATTAAAAAACAAATATCCTGCATTAAAAGATGCATGGGAACACTATAATAATGTATTAGATATGTGTAGAGCAAAGGAAAAAGAAGATGAGAATTGATTATAACATACATTTAGATTATTCGGATGTGTTATTACAACCAAAAAGATCTACGTTGAGTTCAAGACGTGATGTGGATATATTGAGAGAATTTAAATTTAGAAATAGTGGCAAGACACTTTCATATGTGCCCATCATGGCATCAAACATGGATGGTGTTGGCACGTTTTCTATGGCAAGAGTGCTACAAGAATTTAAAATGTTGACTGTGATCAGGAAACACTATACCCTGGATGATTGGAAACAAGCCGCAGGCACAGGACTTAAATTCAAATATGTATCTGCCTGTGTTGGAACAGGTGCCATATGGGACGAGAACGCACAGGACTATCAAACACTCAAACAGGTAATGAGTGCATTTCCAGACATACCTTGTATCACAATTGA